TATAAAATTATATATAAATATGTTTAATTATTCATGTTTTACAAAATTTTAAATTATAATAGTTTCTTAATATAAATCATGAAAAAATAAAAAAAAAATAAAATAAACTACATTCCATTCCAAAATATTTTAATTTATAGTTTAAAAAATAATTTCTCTGAAAATAACAATAATTAAAAAAAAGTATAAATATAATTATAATGAGTAATAGATCTAAATATTTTTATAATTATTAGTGTTTACCTGTTAATATTAATATGTCTATAAAAAAAATGAAAAAAACATTTTTTGTTTGTTCTTTTAAATAAAACTTATTACCGTAGCCATTTTGGCTCAAGCATTTGGGAGTTGCTTGACTTGGGTGCTATTTGTGAGCATCATGACGGAGCAGACGACGTCACAGATCTTCGATCTGATGGGCCTCCTCTTTCGGCAGCTTCCAAACCCGGATACGGAGCAGACAACGTTACCCGTCTTCAATCTGACGAGAAACATTTACCAAGAGTTTCAAAACTTGTATACGAATCATCAGATTCTGGTTCGTGATCATGAAAAGCTGAAGCAGACTTCCGAAAATCAGCGCCAAAACATCGCTTCGCTGAGTGATAAGGAAGCACGCCTGCGTCAGGCTTACGAGAAGCTGCTTAAGGATAATGATGAGCAGCGTGAAGAGTTAGCACGCCTGAAGCGTGACAACAAGAATCTTCGGACTATGAGCCTAAAGAATCCGCCGATAGCAACCTCTACTTCATCTGGACAGACCAATCCGGCGTGCGTGTGTGTATGTTGCGATGAGGAAAAGCATAAGTTCTGCTATGAAAAGAAGATCGCTGGGGACTGCTACTGCGATCGCATACATGCCGACCAAGTTACCGAGGGCACCCTGTATGGTTTCGTCATGTTGTTGTTGCTTCGCACCAAGCGTGACAAGGCTTGTAAAGATCTGCATCTTGAAGTCTGCAGAGGGATTCAATGGACCGAGCGCACTGACGAAGTTGCTATGCGTAACGTGTTCGTACATCTGCAAGAAGTAAACCCCACACTCAACTGGGTAGACGCCCAATCATTTTTCAGGCCACTGAGATCTTGAGTAGAAGCACTCGTGCAGTTCCAGGAGTCGAGAATGAGCTAACTCTTCTTGCGACAGTCTTCTGGTATCAGTGCGTTCTATTTTGATCACCGTCAACTGTTTTATTAATAAAACAGTTGTTTTGTTATTTTTTTCCAAATACACTATATTAGATATAATTATACTCAACTAATTGTTAGATTTACGAATAATAATTATTTTAAGTTTGCAGAAAAAATATTATATATTTATAAATAATAATTTAGATTTATGAATAATTTAAGATAAAATATTTTGGAATGTTAGTTTAATTTTTCTGAAATTTTAAGAACGCAGATTATTTTCTCTGAAAATATAAATAATTAATTATTAGGATAATATTAGATTTACAAATAATAATTAGTTTGCCTAGAAAATAATTATTATTTATAAATCTTAAAATTATCCTTGTAATTTTAATTTATTAGTCATAAATTATTATTTTAACAAATTATTATAAATCTATTTTTTTAGGTAAACTTAAATAATTATTATTTATAAATCTAAAATATTATTCTAACAATTTTAAATATTTGATTAGTCATAAATCTATTATTTAGGTAAACTTAAAATAATTATTATTTATAAATCTAAAATATATTATTCTTGCAATTTTATTATTTAGCCATAAATTTAAATTATTATTTTAGCAAATTATTAATACCATAGATAATTATATGGTCATATGTTTAATTATTTTAAATTTAAATTTAAATTTTTATTTAATTTATTATTATAATTTTATTAATAAATTTTTTATTAAGATAATTATCAAATTTATCATAATTATAATCAATTATTTTATTTTCAAAAAAAATAAATTGCATTCCAAAATAATTTGTAAAACTTAAATTATTGCATCTTTAAAGAAAATAACAATAAAAAAATATAAGAGAAATAATATTTATTTTTATGTTATATCTATATACATTATAAAAATAAATATTATTAATAATAATTTAATTTATATCATAAAATATTTATAATTACATATAAATATGCTTCATAGATTTTATTGTTGAGGTATATTAAGAAAACAACGATTATAAATTATTTTAATTATTTGTATCTATAAAATATTCTATAATAATAATATAATTAAATAATAATGCAAAAAGTATTATATATTTTAAAAAAAAAATATAATATTATATAAAAGAGGTTTGAGTCTTAATTTTACACATATAGTTTGTTTGTCATTAATTAATATTGGATCTTCTATATATTGCATTCCTATCATACGTCTAATTTGATTTTTATCAGTTGAACTATCAACACCATGATATGTAGTAGTTCCTTTGATAAATATACCTTCTTTTATATTTAAGTGAATAAATTCTTTATTATCTAATTATTGATACTACACATATTAATTAATATAGTTATAAATAATAACCTAAAAATAGAATGATGAATAGAAACTTTGTTTATATTTGTGACAAACTAAAATAATTATTATTATAGCAATTTAAAATAATTGATTATTCATAAATCTAAAATATTATTATATAAACTATTATTTATAAATTAAAAATGTGAACTTTGTTTATTTTCTCGGCAAACTAAAAATAATTATTATTTTTAGTAATTATTCTCATTTTCAGAGAAATTAAACTGCGTTCCAAAAATTTTAGAAAAATTAAACTAAACTACGTTCCGTTCCAAATATTTTAATTTATAGTTTAAAAAATTATATTATAATTTTTCTGAAATTTTTATAATTTCTCTGAAAATAGCAATAATTGATTATTCATAAATCTATAATATTATTCAACAAACTGTTATAAATCTAAAATATACTTATCCCGCAAACTAAAATAATTATTATTATAACAATTTAAAATAATTGATTATTCATAAATCTATAATATTATTCTACAAACTATTATAAATCTAAAATATTTTTCTGGCAAACTAAAATAATAATTATTATAGTAATTTAAAATAATTAATTATTCATAAATCTAAAAAATTATTCTATAACTATTATTTATAAATCAATGGAACCCGTTTATTTTTCTGGCAAACTAAAATAATTATTATTATATCAATTTAAAATAATTAATTATTCATAAATCTATAATATTATTCTACAAACTATTATTTATAAATCTAAAATGAAAATTTTATTAACTTTGTTTATTTATCTGGCACATTAAAATAATTATTATTCTAGTAATTTTAAATAATATTCATAAATCTATAATATTATTCTACACACTATTATTTATAAATTTTAAATGGGATGTTTATTTTTATGGCAAACTAAAATAATTATTATTCTAATAATTTTAAATAATAGATTATGAAACTTCATTTTTAAATCTATAATATTATTCTAGCAAATTATTATTGGACCTGTTTATTATCTTTTGTTTAATTTACTGTTTATTTATAAGTTTATTTAAAAATTAAAATTTAATAATTTAAATAATTGTAATTAACAAAGTTCCCTATTATTTTATTTAAAGAACTTTTATTTATTAGTTTTAATAATAATTTAAATAAGAGTGGTTCCTATTATTTTATTTATAAATTAATAATAAACAAAAAAATATTTTAATAATTAAGACAGCGCTAATTATAAATTATAATAATAAACATATATAGAAAGCTAATTTATTTATATTATTATTTTCAACAAGGTTATGATAAACACTAATCATAACTGATGATAATAAACATACCCATTAATTTAAAGAATATTTATTACCAAAATTATTAAAATCAATAAACCTCAAATATTTAAATTATAAGTTTAAATTTTTAAATAAACTGATAATAAACAGTAATATAAACATAAGATAATAAACATGTTCAGTCATAAATCTAAATTATTTTTTTAGAAAATTATTATAAATTGAAACTTCATTAACTTCGTTTATTTTCCCGACAAGCTAATTATTATTTATAAATCTAAAATAAACGAAGTTCCGATCCTAATAATATTAAATAATTGATTAGTTATAAATCTAAATTATTATTTTAGTAAATTATTATAAATCTATTTTTCTGGCAAACTTAAAATAATTATTTTTTATAAATCTAAAATAAATGAAGTTCCGGTCCTAATAATTAATTGATTAGTTATAAATCTAAATTATAATTTTAGTAAATTATTATAAATCTAAATTATTGTATTTTAGAAAATTATTATTTATAAATCTAAAATAAACGAAGTTCCGATGCTTGTAATTTTAAATATTTAATTAGTCATAAATCTAAATTATTATTTTAGAAAATTATTATTTATAAGATTTTTCATGTAAACTTAATATTTATAAATCTAAAATAAACTAAGTTCCTATTCTAATAATTTTTAATAATTAATTAGTCATAAATCTAAATTATTATTTTAGTAAATTATTATAAATGATAATTTTGTTAACTTCGTTTATATTCCCGGCAAATTTAAAATAATTATTATTTATAAATCTAAAATAAATAAAGTTCCTATACTTGTAATTTTAAATAATTAATTATTCATAAATCTAAATTATTATTTTAGAAAATTATTATAAATCTATTTTCCAGGCAAATTTAATATTTATAAATTTAAATTATTATTCTAATAATTAATTAATTAGTCATAATTCTAATGGGAACTTTGTTAACTTTGTTTATTATTTTAGTAAATTATTATCTATTTTCCCGATAAATTTAAAATAAACAAAGTTCCTATGCTTGTAATTTTAAATAATTAATTAGTCATAAATTTAAATTATTATTTTAGTAAATTATTATAAATGGGAACTTTGTTAACTTCGTTTATTTTCCCGGCAAATTTAAAATAATTATAAATTTAAATTATTAGGATAATAATTTTAAATAATTAATTAGTTATAAATCTAAATTATTATTTTAGTAAATTATTATAAATATGAACTTTGTTAACTTCGTTTATTTTCCCGGCAAATTTAATATTTATAAATTTAAATTATTATCCTAATAATTTTATTCTGGTTTTCAGAAAAATTATAAAATATTTTTTAAACTATAAATTAAAATATTTTATAATTTATCTGAAATTTTTATAATTTCTCTGAAAATAGCAATAAATCAACATTATTACAAATTTATTCAAAATGTACCTTTGGTAGAAAATAAGAGGAATGGATATATAAATGTTGTTTTTTGTTGATTATTTGGAAATATACCAAATCCAGTATATTTAAAGTATTACAAATTATGAATATTTATATTATTAAAATAAATGATATATATTTTTGATTATTATAAATTATTAGATTTTAATATAAATATATATTTAAGAATTTAATTATAATATTATTTATGGAAGATAATATTATATCTGAGTTAGCTAAATATACGTATGATAATACTCCTGAATATTCATTAAATGGATTAACTACTATATGCAGAGTTGTAGATATCTATGATGGTGATACATGTTCTTGTATTATTGGTCATAATAATGTATTTCATAAATATAAAGTTAGATTAGCAGAAATAGATACTTGTGAAATAAAATCTAAAAATGATGACACCCATTATTTAGCATTACAAGCTAGAAAAAAATTATGTAGTTTAATTTCTAATAAATTAGATAATATAGATATAAATATAACAAGAAAAGATTTAAGAACTATTTTAAATAATGAAATTTTTTTATTACAAATAAAATGTGGAGAATTTGATAAATATGGTAGACTATTAGGATGGTTATATTCAAATGATAACACATCATTAAATCAATTATTAATTAATTCTCATTTAGCATATTCATATAATGGTGGCACAAAATTATCTGAAAAATCACAAATAAATACATTAAATACATAAAAATAATATTTAAAATTATTATTTTAAATTAGTATGCATTCAATTATTTTTTTATTTTATACAACTTATTAGTTTTTAACAATAATTATTTAAATTATTATTAAAAAATAATAAATTAAATAATAGGTCCACCAATTATTTAAAATTAGTAAGATAATAAACAAAGTTCCCATTAGATTTATAAATAATAATTATTTTCAGTTTGATAAAAAAATAAATAAAATTCTTAATCTGAAAATAGCACTAATTATAATTATTAGAATAATATTTTAGATTTATAAATAATAATTTGCTAGAATAATAATTTAGATTTATGAATAAAAAATTATTTAAAATTGGTAGGATAATGAGGGGGCTTCGTTAATTTTGTTAATTTCATTTATTTATAAATATTAATTATTATAGTTTGACAAAAAAATATTTTAGATTTAAAAAATAATAATTTTTAGATTTATAAATAAACTTATAAAAGTCTCTATAATCAATTATTTAAAATTACTAGAATAATAAACAAAGTTAATAAAATTTTCATTAGATTTATAAATAATAATAAGTTTTCAGAAAAATAAACAAAGTTCCCATAATTTTATAAATAATAATTTAGATTTATGAATGGATATATTTATTATTGTCATATTATGTTACTGTTTATTATTAAATTATTTAAAAATTAAAAACTAATAACTAATAATTAAAATAATTACGGTTCATATTATTTTATTTAAATAATTATTATTAATTTTAATAATGGGCATGTTTAGTATCATCAGTTAGGATTACTGTTTAGTATTAACCTTATTAAAAAATAATAATAATAATTAATAAATGAAGTTAACGAAGTTCCCAAAATAAAATAATTATAAAACTTGTTTCCGTTTACGAAAGCAAGCTTTATTTATTTTATTCTATTATAATTTTATATTGGGAACTTAATTTATTATTTTTTTGAAATTTATCTATTAATTATTATTATAATTTTTCAATAAGATTAATACTAAACAGTAATCCTAATAGATGATACTAAACATGCCCATTTATAAATCTAAAATATTATTCTTGTAATTTGAAATAATTGATTAGTTATAAATCTATTATTTTACTAAATTATAAATGGGAACTTCGTTTATTTTCTCTGTAAACTTAAAATAATTATTATTTATAAATCTAAATTATTATCCTAATAATTTTAAATAATTAATTATTTATAAATATAAAATATTATTTTACAAATTATTATTTATAAAATTTTTTAGGCAAACTTAATATTTATAAATCTATAATATTATTATAGCCATGGATATGTTATGATTAGTGTTTATTATAACCTTATAAAAATAAAACTAGTAATATATTGTGCCTCACATATATTTTTATTAGTAAATATTATTAATGTAATTTATTTTGTTGAAATTTTTGTATCACAGTTTAATTTCTATGAAAATGTAATAATTTAAGATTTAAAAAATATTTCGGAACATAGTTTAATTTCTATAATAATAATTATTAAATTATTATTTGTTTATTATTAATATTTGATAAATTTGTAACTTTGTTTATTATACAAATTATTAGTTTAATAATGGACATATTTATTATCATCAGTTTTATTTACTGTTTATTATCAGTTTTAAAATTAAAAATTAAAAACTAATAATTTAAAATAAATGTGGTTACGAAGTTCTCTATTATTTTATTTAAAAGAACTTCATTTATTGGTTTTAATAATAATTTAATAATTTGGATAACAATAATTATCAAAAATAAAAAAATTTAGATTTTCAAATATAATATTTTAATTTGATTAGTCTAAAATAAAATATTACGGATTTAAAATTATAATATTATAATTTGATTAGTCTAAAATAAAATATTATGGATTTCAAATATAATTTTTAAATTAGTCTAAAATATAATATTCTAATTTAATTAGTTTAATATAAAGTATTATGAATTTTGATTTGATTAGTAATAAAATATTATTGATTTCAAATTATAATTTATTAAAATATTATGAATTTTAATACTTTTAAAGATTTAAACGCCAATATTTTTTTATAATAAAATTATAACTACATAAGTTTATTATAAAAAATAAAAAAATTGATTAATTTAAATTTAAAGTATATGAATTATTATAACTTATATGACTACTATAGATATGAACTATGCTAATATAAATATACTCAAGTTTATAGAATATATTATTACTTTTGATAATATTGATGATATTTTAGATACTTATAAAATACAATCTGAAAAAGGATATATTTTTGAAAAATTATTTGATATTATTATTAAATTTGGATTTTGTGATATTTTTACTAACTCTAATTATTATCATATGATTGGTAATTCTAATAATGCTAAACTTAAAAAATTAGAAAATATTAAACAATATCTTAATGAAAAAGTAATATCTAGTAATTCTAGTGGATGTTCTGATATTACATTACAAAATAAAAATGATGATACATATATATTTATTAGTTCTAAATATCCTAAATCAAATGAAGATATAAAAAAACAAAAATCAGTAGATTATTATGATATTCAAAAAATTATTGCTATGATAGATGATAATAAACATATTTATAAAAATTATAAAATATATTTAGTTGTTCCTAATAAGAAAAAAGTTTTAGATAAAGTTAAAACAGCTAATAATTCAAGTAATTATATTACTAAATATATGAATGAAGATAATATTTTAGATAAAGAAGACTTGAATAAATATTTTATAGCATTCAAACAAGATATAATTAAAAATAAAAATAATGATTGGAATGAAATATATTTATCATTAAAAGAAAATTTATCATTAAGATTTCATCAAGAATTAATTACACAAAAAACTAGTAATTTGATTGAAGAAGGTAATAAATCTTTTTTATGGGGATGTAAATGTAGAAGTGGTAAAACTTATATGATTGGTGGAATTATTATTAAACAATTAGAAATTATGAAAAAATTAAATGTTTTAATTATTACACCGGCACCAACTGAAACATCACCTCAATTTACTAATGATTTATTCAATAAATTTAAAGATTTTGATAAATTTAAAATTCATCATATTGAAGGTTCTAATATGATCAATAATATTGAAATAAGTAATAATAATATATTTGTAATGTCTAAACAACTTTTACAAAAGCATATTAATAATAAAACTATTATGAACATTAAAAATTTAAAATTAAATATTATTGCATTTGATGAAAATCATTTTAGCGGAACAACAAATTTATCAAAAAATATATTAGATTCATATTCTTCAAAAAATACTGTTAAAATATATTTAACAGCTACATATAGCAAACCATTAAAAGAATGGAATATTTTACAAGAATGTCAAATGTATTGGGACATTGAAGATGAACAAATATGCAAAAGTATATTAATTGATGAAAATAATTTAGATAAATTAAAAGAAAAACATGGACATGAATATATTATATCAACCATTAAATATTATACTAATTTAGGTTTATCAATAAATGATATATTTAAATCATATAAGATAATGCCTAATTTACATTTAATAACTAATATGTTTGATTCACAAAGATATAATATAATTAAAGAAAATATTATGGGTAGTCATTATGGTTTTAGTTTTGATGTTCTCTTTAGTTTGAATAAAGATAAAAAATTTAATTACAAACATGAAGTTAAAACTATACTTAGATATATTTCTGGTTCAGAAAAAGAACAAGATTATAGTATGGGTGATAAATCTATTTTCACAAGAATAAATAATATATGTTCAAGAATCCCATTTATACAAATTTGGTTTTTACCTTCTGATAATATTAATTTGATATCTCAAAATTTAAAATCATTAATGCGTGAAGATAAAATTTTTAAGAAATATAATATTATGTGTATTAATCGTCAAAACAATGATTTAGCAAAATATATTAAAGATGAAATATTAAAACAAGAAATAATAACAAAATCAGAAGGAAAAAAAGGTTTAATTCTTCTTGCAGGTAATATGTTAAGTTTAGGTATTACTATTAATAGTTGTGATATTGTTATGTTAATGAATAATACATTATCATCAGATAAAGTAATGCAACAAATGTATAGATGTATGACTGAAGGAGACAATAAAAATATGGGTTTTGTTGTAGATTTGAATATTAGTAGAGTTTTACAAACGTGTATTAATTATACTGTTTATAAAAATAGTAAAAGTGTTGAAGACAAAATTAAATATCTAATTGAAAATCACTTAATTAATATTGATATTGATATGATGCAATCAAAAAAAATAAATAGTGATAATATAGTTAAAAAATTAATGGATATATGGAAAGGAGACCCAATAAATAGTTTTAAAAATCTCTTAAAAAATTTAGATAATGATTATATTATATTTGATAATCCAACACAAAAATTATTAAATGCATCTTTTACAAATTCATTAAAAGATAATAAAGTAGATTCAACAATAGCATTAAAAGATGAAGATGATGAATTACAAGAATTACCATCAGGTAAGGAAAAAATAATAGATAATGAAGTAGATTCAATAATAGAATTAAAATATGAAAATGAAGAATTACAAGAATTATCATCAAGTAAAGAAAAAATAAAAGATAGTTCAGAAAATGATGATAATTCTTCACAAGATAATGATGAAGAAAAGAAAGAAGAAATAAAAATATCATTTACTAAAGATGTATTACCTTATGTTATACCTTTGACATGTATATTAACTATTGAAAACAAAAATAAAGACTTTATAAATATGTTAAATGATATTAAAGAAAGTAATGAATTATTAGAAATATTTGATGACCAATGTTTAATATGGTGGAATAAAAAAGGTTTAATAAATATTATTCATGATATTATAAATAAATATTTTGATAAATCTTCTAACACTTATAATATCTCAATACAATTTAAGATGTCAATACAAAGTTTATTAGATAGACCAAAAGAATTATTAGAATTAATATCTGATTGTTTGAAACCAAAAACAATAGAAAAAAAAACATTTGGAGAAGTATTTACACCAATGGACTTTATTAATAATAAAATGTTGAAAGATATAGAAGATTATTGGTTAACCAATAAAAATGAAAATATATGGACAAATGAGAAATTAACTTGGTATGATCCAGCTTCAGGAATGGGAAATTATCCAATTGCAATTTATTATAAGTTAATGGAAGGATTAAAAAATAAAATCCCAAATGAAGAACAAAGAAAAAAACATATAATTGAAAAACAATTATATATGGGTGAATTAAATAAAAAAAATTGTTTTGTTATTAAACAAATATTTAATATTAATAATGAATATAATTTAAATTTATATGAAGGAAATACACTAAATATAAAAACTAATGAAGTATTCGGCATAACTACATTTGATATTATCATTGGTAATCCTCCATATAATGAAGAATTAACAAGTGTAGGCGCAAAACCATTATATAATAAATTTATTGAATACTATGTAAATAAATGTAATTTATTATCATTTATAGTTCCTTCAAGATGGTTTGCTGGTGGGAAAGGATTAGATAAATTTAGAGATATGATGATTAATAGAACAGATATATTATATATAAAACATTATGATGATGCTTGTAAAATATTTGGTAATAGGATAAGTATTGAGGGAGGCGTAAATTATTTTTTAATTGATAAAGATTATAATGGTTTGTGCGATTATAATGGTTCAAAAGTAAAATTTAATAATTTTGATATAATATTAGATGGAAAATATTATAATGTAGTAAATAAAATATTAGAATATGATAAAATAACAAAATATTATATTAGTCAAGATTATTATAAAATTCAAACAAATGATATACGATTAAAAGATATTAATACGAATAATGATATTAAATGTTATGTATCACAACAAAAAGGATTTACAAAATTTATTGATAAAAATGAAATTAAAAAATCAATAAATAATTATAAAGTAATTACTGCAAGAGCAAATGGAGGAAATGGATGTTTTGGAAATATATTTTTAGGATTTCCAAATGAAGTTCATACAAAAAGTTATATATCTTTTAATCTAAATTCAGAGAATGAAGCAAAATCATTATTAAGTTATATGAAATGTAAATTACCTAATTTTATGTTAAGTTTAAGAAAAATATCACAGGATATTAGTGAATCGACATGTAAATGGATACCATTACTACCATTAAATAAAGAATGGACCGATGAAGAAGTTTATAAATATTTTAAGTTATCTGAAGATGAAATAAAATTAATAAAAGAAACAAAAATTAGCGGTTATAATGATATTAAACCAATTAATGAAAATGAACCAAAAATAATAAAAGATGGAAGAAAACAATATTATTTAATTGATGATAAATTATATAAGATAAAAAAAGATAAATCACAAGGAGAGTTATTTGGTAGTTATATTGATGGTAAAATTATTGAAGAATCAAATAATATAATAAATGACAAAAGTAAATCTAAACATAATAAAGAAGTTAATATTATTGAAAACAATGAAATTTTAACTATATCAAAAAAATAAAATAAACAAAGTTTCCAAAATCAAAAATAAATATTATAAGTGATATATTATTTTGAATGAAGAATCTAAAATTAAAGTTAAAAATATTATCAAAAAGAAAATTAAAACTAATACTGCTATTGAACTTTAACAATAATTATTTTATTTATTAACGGATATGTTTATTATAATATGTTTCATTTACTGTTTATTATCAGTTTATTTTAAAATTAAAAAAAAAATAATTTAAATAATTGTGATTATCAAAGTTTCCTATTATTTTATTTAATGTGTCAACTTTGTTAATTTTATTTATTAATTTTAATAATAATTTAAATAATTATTAAAATTAATAAGTTGTGTAATAAATGAAATTAAACAAAGTTCCAGTAAATTAATAATAAACAAAAATTAATTGGAACTTCGTTTATAATTAATATGGCGCTAATTATAATAATAAACATATATAGAAGCACCAATTATTTATAGTTTTTTTCAATAAGATTATAATAAACAAACAAAGTTCCCAATTATAACTGACGATAATAAACATGTTCATATATAAAAATAGTTCAAAAAGTGATAAAAATACTTTTTAAGATGACGAAGAACAAAAAGAAGAAATAAAAATATCATTTACTAAAGATGTATTACCTTATGTTATACCTTTGACATGTATATTAACTATTGAAAACAAAAATAAAGACTTTATAAATATGTTAAATGATATTAAAGAAAGTAATGAATTATTAGAAATATTTGATGACCAATGTTTAATATGGTGGAATAAAAAAGGTTTAATAAATATTATTCATGATATTATAAATAAATATTTTGATAAATCTTCTAACACTTATAATATCTCAATACAATTTAAGATGTCAATACAAAGTTTATTAGATAGACCAAAAGAATTATTAGAATTAATATCTGATTGTTTGAAACCAAAAACAATAGAAAAAAAAACATTTGGAGAAGTATTTACACCAATGGACTTTATTAATAATAAAATGTTGAAAGATATAGAAGATTATTGGTTAACCAATAAAAATGAAAATATATGGACAAATGAGAAATTAACTTGGTATGATCCAGCTTCAGGAATGGGAAATTATCCAATTGCAATTTATTATAAGTTAATGGAAGGATTAAAAAATAAAATCCCAAATGAAGAACAAAGAAAAAAACATATAATTGAAAAACAATTATATATGGGTGAATTAAATAAAAAAAATTGTTTTGTTATTAAACAAATATTTAATATTAATAATGAATATAATTTAAATTTATATGAAGGAAATACACTAAATATAAAAACTAATGAAGTATTCGGCATAACTACATTTGATATTATCATTGGTAATCCTCCATATAATGAAGAATTAACAAGTGTAGGCGCAAAACCATTATATAATAAATTTATTGAATACTATGTAAATAAATGTAATTTATTATCATTTATAGTTCCTTCAAGGTGGTTTGCAGGTGGAAAAGGATTAGATAAATTTAGAGATATGATGATTAATAGAACAGATATATTATATATAAAACATTATGATGATGCTTGTAAAATATTTGGTAATAGGATAAGTATTGAGGGTGGTGTAAATTATTTTTTAATTGATAAAGATTATAATGGTTTATGTGATTATAATGGTTCAAAAGTAAAATTTAATACTTTTGATGTTATACTTGATAGTAAATATTATGGAATTATTAATAAATTTATTAATAATAATAAAATAACAGATTTATATTTAGGTAGATATTTTGGTATTGAATCAAATGATAAAAATTTAACTAATGACGATAAATTAATTAAATGTTATGTATCTCAACAAAAAGGATTTATTAAATATATTGATAAAAAATTTGTTAAAAAAGAATATAATTTTTTCAAAGTTATTACTGCCGAAGCAAATGGAAGCGCCGGATGTTTTGGAAATAAATTTATTGGAAATCCAAATGAAGTTCATACAGGAAGTTATATATCATTTAAAGTTTCAAATGAGAATGAAGCAAAATCATTATTAAGTTATATGAAATGTAAATTACCTAATTTTATGTTAAGTTTAAGAAAAATATCACAGCATATTAATGAATCTGTATGTAAATGGATACCATTACCTCCATTAAATAAAGAATGGATAGATGAAGAAGTTTATAAATATTTTAAGTTGTCTGAAGATGAAATAAAATTAATAAAAGAAACAAAAATTAGTGGTTATAATGATATTAAACCAATTAATGAAAATGAACCAAAAATAATAAAAGATAGAAGAAAACAATATTATTTAATTGGTGATAAATTATATAAGATAAAAAAAGATAAATCACAAGGTAAATTATTTGGTAGTTATATTGATGGTAAAATTATTGAAGAATCAACTAATATAATAAATGACAAAAGTAAATCTAAAAATAATAAAGAAGTTAATATTATTGAAAACAATGAAATTTTAACTGTATCAAAAAAATAAAATAAACGAAGTTCCCAAAATTAAAAGTATTATAAGTGATAATATTATTTTAAAAGAATCTAAAATTAAAGAATTTAAAATTAAAGTTAAAAATATTATTAAAAATAAAGTTAAAACTAATACTGATATTGAACTTTAACAAAAATTATTTTATTAATTATTCTTGTTTTCATAGAAATTTTAAAATTTTTATAATTTTTCTAAAAATAGTAATAATATATAAAAAATATTTTTTTTATAATTTTCATTTTTTGACATGTTTATTATTATTTTTTTGGCTGTTTATTATCTATTATTTAAAAAATTAAAAATTAAAACATTGTTAAACTTTGTTATTTTTTTTTATTTTGAAAATCTTAATTAATTTTCAAATACACACAAAATATAACTGAAATTAACAAAGTTTACTCAATTGTTCTTATATTATTATATTATTAGTAATAATATTAAACTTATATATGCATTAATATTTTAATTTGAATAGCTCAAAATAAAATATTATAGATTTTAAATTATAAGTTAAATAATTAAAATATTATAGATTTTAAAATATAATATTATAATTTGATTAGTTAGAAATAAAAATAGTTTGAATTTTTAAATTATAATATTTAATATGTTTATTATCATCTATTTGATGTTCAATGTTTAATATGATGGAATAAAAAGGTTTAATAAATATTATTCATGATATTATAGATAAATATTATGATAAATCTTCAAATAAAGATTATTTTTCTTATAAAGTCTCAAGAAAAATTATATAGAACTATTATTATTCATGTTATATTTAATTTGGATTCTTATTTAGTTTATTAATATAATATTTTAAAATATTATATTATTGCTATTTTCAGAAAAATTATATAATATTTTAATTTAAAATTTAAATTAATTTTGGAACGTAGTTTATTTTTTTCAAAAATTTTATAATTTCTCTGAAAATAGCAATAAATAAATTATTAGACATAATATTTTAAAAAATATATTAATAAATTAATAAGAATTCAGAATAAATATAAATGAATAATAATAGTTTTATATATTTTTATTTTTAATATATATATATATATATATATATGGAATATATAGGATATCAAAATAACCAACAAAAATACAAGAAAAAATATATTAAATATAAAAATAAATATATAAATTTAATATCTGGAGGAACTATGGACATTTCTCTAAATGAACTACAAGAGTATAAATTAAATGAAGAATACACCTATACACAAGAAGACCCTATAGCGTATTATTGTAAACATCCATCACTTGAAAATGTATTTTGTATTTTTGAAAAAGTAGTCTCTCACGATAGATACAATACTACTGATGGCGATTATAGAACACGATTAAATTTAATAAAAGATAATACATTTAAACCTGAAAGGTACAAAAAAGCATATAAAAAAAGATGGGTCAATTTCTGCTTTATACTAAGGGGAGATGGAATACAGATTTCTATTAATAAATTTTTTGATTTTTATATGGTTTATATGGTATTATTAAATGATTCAATACCAACACTAGATGCATGGTTTAACACTTTTGATATTGAATCAAGAAATTTAATAATTCAAATGACAGCAAATATAGATACTGATACTGGTCGTGGAGTGCATTATTATATATCAAATAATACAGATGGAGAGTTGCGGGGCATATGGGGGAAATCAATACCATTCGACCCAATATATAAACGTCAATCAATTATTTTACATAGTTTTTCTGCATATGTAATATCTAATAAATTTAATACTATACAATATATATGGACGTCGCCATCAGATGCTATGACGTATATATTTAATTTATTATTTTCATATATTCAATCAAATTCATTAGTATTGGGTGAAATAAAATTAGACGATAATAATCCTCCCGAGGAATATAATAAAAGACCAATAAAGAAGGACCAATTAAATTATCCTGTGGGTGGCACTATGTATATACAAATTAAATTCCTTGCAGATATATTTAAAAATCTATTATATAATGATCTTGAACACAAATTCTATAATACAATAAGGGAACTTTAGATTATTCTTATTTAATTTATATATATATATATTTATATAAAGTAAATGTTTATTATCATCAATTTTAATTATTGTTTATATAACTTTATTGATAATATTAATAATAATTATATAATATAAAATAATAATAAAGCTTGCTTTTGTTTAAGGAAACACTTTATTTTAGTCTATTATAATTATCATAGAGCATAATAACAAAAGTATTAAGGTTACTAGTGAATATATTTATTTAAATAAATAATAAAATATACTTTAAAGAATTATTAATTACCATTAATAAAAATATTAAATATTAAACATGTTTATTATATTTGATTCTTTTACAGTTTATTATCAGTTTATTTAAAAATCAAAAAATAAATAAACAAAGTTTCATTTGTTATAACTTTATTAAAAATTATTGATATTTTCAAAAAATTCTTTAAAAATAAAAATAAAAACTAATAATTTAAATAATCGAGGTTTCTTATTAGTTTATTTTATTGAGTTTTAATAATAATTGATTATTTAAACTAATAATTTTGATAATATGTAAATTATTGCTATTTTCAGAGAAATTAAACAGTGTTCCAATAATTTTAGAAAAATTCTAAAATTATTTTTAGATAAATTAAATTATAATAATTTCATAAAAAGTATAACATAATATTATAAACTTTAAATTAAAATATTTTGGAACATAGTTTAATTTTTCTATTTTTTTTGGAAAATATTTTAATTTCTCTAAAAATAGCAATAGATAAAGTAATAATTAAAATATAATTACATATTAATTTAATATTAAAGTGTTCATATTCTAATTGTTAATTTTAATTCTTTCAATATATTAAATTATATTTGATTCATTAAAGCTAATAAATTATTAATTAACATATTTTTTTAAAAATAATTAATTATTTTATTAATAATTTAAAATGGTTAGATCTATTATTAAACATATTTATTAATAATTTATTTAAAAATTAATAATTTAAATTAGTATTAATAATATTTTAAATTATTAAAACTAATAATTTGTGTAATAAACGAAGTTCCCAAAAAATAATTAAAAGTAATAAATTAAACAAGAAAACAATAATAATAACTTATACTAATAAATATATATAGGAAATATCATTTAGTAATAGTTAGAACTTTGTTTATAATAAATATGTCTATTCATAAATATAAAATATTATTCTGTAAAACTAATTTATTTATTAATCTATATCTCACCAAATTAAAATAATTATTTATTCATAAATATAAAATTTTATTCTATCAAAATATTATTTATAAATAGACATGTTTATTATCAATTTATTTAAAAATTAAAAACTAATAATTTAAATAATTGCGATTCTTATTATTTTACTTAAAACGTAGTTTTAATAATAAATTAATTTAAATTTCTATTATTTTATTTAAGTTATTGGTTTTAATAATAATTTAAATAATTGAAATAAAAAATTGATTTATTAATTTTTTATTTATTATTTTATTGCTATTTTCAGAAAAATTAAACTAAACTACGTTTCGTTCCAAAATAATTTTTTAAACCATAAATTAAAATATTTTGGGAACTTCGTTAACTTATTTTATTTTTTTTAAAATTTTTATAATTTCTATAGAGATGCAATAATTAAAAATTTATAAATTTTTTATATTTTTTCTAAAATTTTTGGAACGCAGTTTAATTTCTCTGAAAATAACAATAATTAAAATAATAATTAGAAGCTTTAAATTATAAACAAAGTTAATGAAGTTCCCAAAATATTAATAAAACTAATTATTGCCCACCGTTGTGGATTCATCAAACATAATTAAATTAATTATTATTATTGAAAATAAACGAAGTTAACGAAGTTCCCATAATTAATATTAATTAAAATAATAATTAGAAGCTTTAAATTATAAACGAAGTTAATGAAGTTCCCAAAATATTAATAAAACTAATTATTGCCCACCGTTGTGGATTCATCAAAAATAATTAAATTATTGTTATTTTCAGATAAATTATAAAATTTTCAGAAAAAATAAACTACGCGTTCCAAAATTAATTTTAAATCTTAAATTAAAATATTTTATAATTTCAGAAAAATTAAACTAAACTACTTTCCGTTCCAAAATAATTTTTTAAACCATAAATTAAAATATTTTGGGAACTTCGTTAACTTATTTTATTTTTTTTTAATATTTTATAATTTCTATGGGGATGCAATAATTAAAGATTTATAAATTTTTTATAATTTTTCTGAAATTTTTATAATTTCTTTGAAAATAACAATAATTATTTAAATTTTATCCCAAGTTAAAAAAAATAAATAACAAAGTTATTTATTTTTTTATTTATAGTTGGAACTATTTATTTTTAATAAGTTATAATAAAAACTAATCATAATAAACAATGATAAACATGTAATTATAACATAATTATTATTTATAAATCTATAATATTATCCTAGCAATTTTAAATAATTAATTATTCATACATCTAAAATATTATTCTACAAACTATTATTTATAATATTTTAAATAAAATTATAATAAACAATAATTCAAATATACAATAATAAACATGTCTAATTTTAAATAATTATTTATTTGTAAATCTAAAATATATTTATAAATCTTTTTTCACGAAAAACTAAAATAATTATGATTTATAAATCTAAAATATTATCTTATCAATATTAAATAATTAATTATGGAACTTCATTTATAAATTTATTTTCTTGGAAAACTAAAATAATTATTATTTATAAATCTAAAATATTATCTTATCAATATTAAATAATTAATTATGGAACTTCATTTATAAATTTATTTTCCTGAAAAACTAAAATAATTATTATTTATAAATTTAAAATTTATCTTAGTAATATTAATAAATAATTATTCATAAATTTAAACATTCTTCTGCAAACTAAATAATTAATTATTTATAAATAAACAAACTTCTTATTTGTATAGCAAACTAAAATAATTATTATTTATAAATCTAAATATTATTCTACAAAACTAATTAATTAATTATTCATTAATCTAATGAGAACTTCGTTAACTTTGTTTATTTTTCATGAAACTAATTATTTATAAATCTAAAATATTTTTCTAGCAATTTTTTTAATAATTATTTATTCATAAATTTAAAATATTATTCTAGTAATTAATAATTAATAGACATGTTTATTTAAAAATTAATAATTAAAACAACTAAATTATATTATTAGTTTAATGAAAAATATTATAATTTAATTCATGAAAATAACTTTATTTATTTATAAAATATACAAACTTAATAAAGTTTCTAAAGTTATAATAAATATTTTTTTATAAATTAAACTGCGTTCCAAAAGATTATAAATTTATAATAAATTAAATATGAATAATTTTTCATCAGACTAAATATAAAAATTAATAATAAATAAAATAATAATTAAAAAAGCAATAATTAGAACTTATAATAATAAACATATATAGGAAACATAATTTATTTATAGTTTATTTTAATAAACATGTCTATTTATAAATCTAAAATATTATTCTGTAAAACTAACATTAATTATGGAACTTTGTTTATAAATCAAAAATATTTTATATGCAAACTAAAATAATTATTATTTTTAAATCTAAAATATTATTCTAGTAATTTTAAATAATTAATTATTCATAAATCTAAAAAAAAATATTTTAGCAAACTATAATCTATATTTTCGGGAAAACTAAAATAATTATTATTTTCAAATATAAAATATTATTCTAATAATTTAAATAATTAATTACTAGACACATTATGCTTTCTATATATAAGTTATGATTATTGGTTTCTTAATTAATAAATTATTTTTATTTATTATTAATTTATATATTATATAAATTATTAGTTTTAATAATTATATTATTAAATCAATAAATTAAATAAAATAATAGAACACATAGTTAAATTATAGTAATAATAAATGGGAATTTCATTTTTAACTATTAATTTTTAAATAAACTAATCGTACAGATGTTATAAAGAAACATTTTCAATAAAAAAAATGAAAAAAAATTAAAATAAATTTTAAATATTATATAAATAATATGACAGATATAAATTATAGAATGATTTATACAATAAGCGCAAATGAAACAATAACAAATAAAATAGTAATAATATTATGTAATCCGGCATCAGTAAATAGTGAAGATAACACAATTAAATTATTAAAAACATTATTTAATACTAATGATTTTAATAGTTTAATAATATTAAATTTATTTTCATTTGTTGCTCCTAATTTATTAAAGTTAGATAATTTAGATATAACATTGTTTTTTAATAATCAAGAAGAAAATTTAAATTATATTTCTAATTATCTAGAAACAAATAATAGTATAATTAATAAAATAATAATATCATGTGGTCAGCATTTTACAAGATCACAATATAAAAATATTTATAAAAATCACTATAATAAATTATTATGTATAATAAAAAATTATTCAAATAAAGTATATTGTTATGGATTTACACGTTATAAATATCCAATTTATATATCTTATAGAAATTTACGAAATACTAAAATAGCATGGTCGCCAGAATTAATTTTATTCTTTTCTTAAATATTTAATAAAATTAATTATTGATTTATTAATATTTTTAATAATTAATCTTATTTATTTCCCCATAATATAATAGATATTCTACCTTTTGAATTTAAATTAGTTGTATTATTAGATGTATTATTAGATGTATTTTTAGATATTCCATGTTGAAATTTTTTATTTGTTAAATAATCAAAATAAAAAACATCACCATTATTTTGTGGAAAACTAAATATAGATGATGATTCTACATGTTTAAATATTAAATTTCTTGAGTCTCCTAATGATAATCCAATAGTTATATTCTCTCTATCACCATTAGAAAAACTATGGGCGTCATGATGTAATGGTTTATAATTATCATATGTATAATAATTTATACGTGTTGCTAATACTTTTATTTTAAAATATTTTTGTAAACAATCTATAATATTATTAAATGTTTTACTAATTGTAGGATTTTCTATTTTATAATGTTTACTCCAATTAATTATATTTTGGTTTTGTGTATTATCAGTATCTATAAATGATAATTCATTATTTAATTTTGTGAATAATGTTAAATCATCAGTTTCACATAATAAGTTTGGTAAATAACCACATCCTTTATATAATATTTCTTTTATATCATATGATAAATTTGATACTAATTCAAAATTAGATTTAACTTTAGGAAAATATTTTAATGCATTATTACATTCATTATTAATAGTAATTATATCTTCATCATTATTATCATAACTCATTATAATTATTAGGATTTTTATATTTTAATTATAAATTTATTGTTTTTTTTAGAAAAATTATTGTATTTTCAATATTTTAAGATTTACAAAAATAATTTTGGAATATAGTTTAATTTTTCTAAAAATAAGAATAAGCTTTTAATATAAAAAATATTTTTTAAATAAACTACGATACTAAGTGTATCATATAAAATAAGTATATATCTTGACATGTTTATTATCATCTATTAAGATTAGTATTTATCATAACCTTATTAAAAATAATAATATAAATAAATTATAATTTTTACATTATTATTTTTATAATTATTATATTCTATTTAATTATTATATTATTAATTTATAGAAACTTTGTTAACTTTGTTTATTATCCACATTATTAGTTTTAATAATAATTTTAATTATTTAAATTATTATTAAAACCAATAATAATTTAAAATAATAAGAATTCTATTTATTTAAATTATTAATTTTTAATTTTTAATAAAATGATAATAAATAGAAACTTTGTTTATTTATTTTTGATTTTTAAATAAATTGATAATAAACAGTAAACAAAACAAATTATAATAAACATATTCTTTATCAAAATAATTATTTATTATTTAGGAACTTTGTTTATTTTTATAAGTTTTTTCTGAGATTTTTATGATAATAATAAAAAAAATCTTAATTTATAAAGTTATAATTATTATTTATTTTTCATAATTATTTTAGATTGTTATTTAACTTTAAAAATAATGCCTTAAATAAAAGTTCAAGGATTAATGTTTATTATAACATTATTGAAAATAGTAATATTTTTTTTAAAAAATAGCAATAATTTTATATTATTATTAATTATAATTATAAAATAAATCATTATTAAATATTATTATTTTATTATCTATTATTTATAAATTATTTTTGTTCTATATAGTCATAATAATTTGTTTTTTTTAATTAATAATTATAAAATATTATATATTTTATTTTTTTAATAAAAATTATAATTGATATTATATAAATAATTAAAAATAATTATTAATTAGAAAACCATAAACCTTTGGATAGAGAACTGCTAGATTGATTATTTAATGGCAGTATTAAATGACCATTAGCCATAGAACAACGCATTCCATCATAATTAGATTTCCAATTATTATTAGGAAAAGAAACACCACTGGGATTAACATAAAATAAAGTTGTGCTTACATTCCAATTAATACCATCACTAGAATAGAAAAATCCTAACAGATTAGTCCCATATATATTTCCTGTCTGTGCTGTATAAGTATTAAAAGTACACTGAAAACGAATAATCCACAGGCTACCAGACCAAAAAGAACCATTTATAGTATAATAATTATTATTATTAGGATTATTAATACCAGTTAAGGGTACAGGAACATATGGTAATTGATTATATGTCCATGTAATTCCATCATATGAATAAAATGTAAATAAAATATTAGAAGTACCATAAGTATCTTTTCCAGTCATTATAGCCATATTATCATTACACATAAACCATCCTACATTATCCACTCCTAATGTTGTAATACCTATATTTCTCAACTGCGGGGTTAGATCATAACTTAATGTCCAATTTATTTTATCAGATGTAGAATATAATAAACATTGATTAGTTGTTGTATTATATACATGTGAAAACCATAAACCATTAACATATATAATCTGATTTAGAACATTACCTATTTGTGGCAAACTTCCAAATGTCCATGTATAACCATCAGTAAAATACCATGTATAAGATCCATATCTATATGTACACATATTATTTACTTTATAAATATAAAAACCCATGCTAGTTCCGTTAGTTGGAAAAGCTCTTAAGGTATTATTAACGCTATCATAAATAAAATAATACCAATTACCAGGCAAATCTCTAAAACTAATAACAAATAAACCATTAGTTAATCCTAAATTAAGTAATACATAACTATTAATTATAGGTCTATTTAATGATGATATTTGTGGAAATGAAGATAAATTAATAGATATCCAATTATAATAATCTGTTGAAATCCATATAGAAGTATTTATAAGACCTGTTGTACTTGTACTATTAGGAACTGCCATATAAGTTTCTCCAGAATACCATACACCAACTATTCCAATACATCCACCCATACTGAATAAAGTTGAAAAACTTGTAGATGATATAGGTTGTAATGATAATTTTAATTGATATAATATATTTAATGATCTATAATTATATCCTACTAATCCTGTTGGATCTGTAGCTTTATATGTTGCTGTATAATTGCCATATGGTAAAGTACTTGTGTTTGTTATTAATGTAGATGTTCCATTTATCAATACATTTACAGAATAATTAGATATATATGATGATATTGATGTTAAATAAACTGAAATATAATTATTATTGTAAGTTAATGCATATGCTCCAGGATCTGTATAAGAAGTATTTAAATCAATAGATAAATTAGAGGATCCACTTAAATATATTGTTGGTGCTACATCATTTAATCGCATAACAACAATACCGCCATTTCTATATAATCCACCAATTGGAATGCCTGCGTTTTTTGCAACAGAATTTAAAGTATAATTTTTTAATTTAGCTGACATTAGACCTAATATATTTATATTACTTAATATAGAAACATTACCATTAATAAATGTAGAACCTGAAATATTTAATGAGGACTTAATTGATATATTATTATTTATTATTGTTTTTCCAGATGCTAATAAATTTGTTCTTATTGATATATTATTATTTATTATAGATGTTCCTATAACAGATAAAGAAGATAATACTAAAGAATTCATTATTTTACTAGTTCCAGATACATTTAATTTAGATAATATTGTAGTTCTATTAATTATACTATTATTAGAAATATATAAATTATTTAATAAAAAATTATTATTAATTATACTATTATTATAAATATATATATTACTATTAATATAAGCATTATTAAGAATAGTTTTAGTAGAAATATTTAAATTATTCATTATTGAAATATTACCTGTAATAATTGAATTATTAGATATATTTAATATACTATTTAATGAAATATTATTATATATAATACTATTTCCAGAAATATTTAAAAAACTATTTATAGTCATTGGATTTTGAATTATACTAACATTTGAAACATATAAAGAAGAATTTATAAAAACATTATTTTGTAATGTGGATATTCCTTCTATGCTTAAATTATTATTATAATTGTGTGTTACTATATATCCAATATTTGATAACATAGGTGCCTTAATTACATACTGTAGTCCGTCGCTACTTGATTGTATAAATCCTGTTCCTCCTGTTCCCATTATTTGAATGCCACTATTATAACCTGTATCTATTCCTTGAAATATTGAAGAATTAATATTTAAAGTAATTAATTTATCACTTGTATTTAATTGTGTTGTTCCTATATAAGTAGAAGTTCCTTGAATATAAATATTAGAATTTTTATTACCAATATTAATAGTATTAGCATTTATGGATAATTTATTAGTATTAAAAGATTGAATAATAGATGACAAAAATGTTCCTTGGATTACGGCAATATTTGCATTTAATATATTATTTATTGTAGTGCTATTAAATAATTGTATTGGTCCTGATACTGATAAATTATTAATATATGCATTACCTGAAATATTTAATATAGAAAAATTGGTTATATTATTATTCATTATAGTTAATCCGGATATATATAAGGTATTTAATGTAGTTATATTAGATTTAGATAATAAATTATTAGGAATATTTATATTTGAATTTCCTGTTACTGAATTATTAAATATTACTGGACCAGAAATATTTAAAGACGAATTAATTGTTACTTTGTTCATAAAAGTAGAATTATTTAATATATCAATCTGAATATCATTTAATCCAACCATTGATTTATAAAGGTTTCTTAATAAAATATCTACATCAGTTAGCATTATTATATAAAATTAGATTATATATTAATAAAAATGTTTAATATATCTAAAAAATATAATTAATATATTAAAATTATTAATTTCAAATATAATTAGATTGAATACATTTTAGTCTTATTTAGTTTATTATGATATGTTTCTTTTACTGTTTATTATCAGTTTATTTATAAATTAAAAAATAAATTTAAAGTAGTTCTATTTATTATAACTTCATTAAAAATTAATAATTTAAATAACTAAAATTTTTATTATTATCGTTTTCAGAGAAATTATAAAAATTTCAGAAAAATTATAAAATAATTTGTAAATCTTAAATTATTACATCATCAAAGAAATTATACAAATTTAAAAAAAAAATAAATAAACTACGTTTCGTTCCAAAATATTTTAATTTATAGTTTAAAAAATTATTTTATAATTTTTCTGAAATTTTTATAATTTCTCTGAAAATAACTATAATTTGTGTAATAAACGAAGTTAACAAAGTTTTCGTAAATAATAAACAAAAAATAATTACATAAAAAAGTAATAATTATAAATTATAATAAATATATATAGTAAACATATATAGTAAACATAATTTATTTATAAAAACTTTGTTTATTATTTACAATAAGGTTATAATAAAAATAAATCAATCCGGACGATAAAAAACATGTTCAATAATAAATTATAAATCTACATATTTTAATGATAACATATGCTATGTAAAATTTGAAAATATTTTTAATATATCAAATATTTTCAAATTTTGGAAGTTTATTTATAATTATTTAAAAATATATTTTATATTGTTGATAGAATTAGACTAAAATATATATAAAGACTGAGGAAAAATTATATGTATTCATTTTATATTTAATTTGTATTTTTATTTAATTTATTAATATATTTTTTATAATATTATCTCTATTGATTTATTAAATAGCTTATTATATTCAAAAATAATAATAAATATTTTTATAGATAATTTTTTATAAACTAAGATTTAATAATATAGAAGCCGCCGCTATATGAGTAAAACCATAATATTTTTTTATTGTTTTATCATTAATAATAATTATAAAGCTTGCTTCCGTTTAACTTATAACGGCTTGCCCCTCGGGTTATCTTTCAGTCTTTTAATAAAAATTCATCTATATCATGTATGTCTTGTTTATTATTTTTAATATTACGTTTTTTAGGTGTTATTAATTTTATTTTCATTATAAATTTTATTTCTATAATCATCCCCTTTAATATAACCTTTATCACCAATTAAATTAATAGGTTTTTTATTATTTTATAAATTATCATTTATTTGAGTTTCCATGATTTTTGCATCATGAATTGACATGAGAATATTTTTTTAAATATGCTTTAGCATATTTAAAAAAATATTCTCATCTTAATAAAAAAAAATAATTATGCTTTTAGGCATAATTATTTTTTTTTATTGACCCTTTATAAACATTTATATAATGTGGCGCGCCATTTTTATTTATAATAACATTTATTTTAATTGATTTTGAAACTTTGTTTATGTTGTGTATTTTGTATTTTATTATTGATCTTTGGATATCCAAAATCAAGTTTACCAGAAAAATTTAGTAGAGTCTATAAAATAATTATTAGATTTGGATCTTTGATTATTTACGTTTATATTGTTTTAGTAAAGCTTTGTTTCCAATATTATATGCTTTTTCAAAAACACTTAATAATATCCATTTATTGGATTCCATTATTTTTTTCTTACTAAATCCAAATTAATATTTACTAGTTCACCTAAGCCGGTTCATGATAAATATGTAAGTTTAATTTTATATATGTAGTTTAAATAAAAATCATATTCATATTTATTAGGGCGACCTTTGATTTTATATATGGATCTGGAACTTCGTTTATTATTTAATAAACGTAGTTAACGAAGTTCCTGATATAACAATATTATTATAAATTTTACTTATTTTTGATTTCATAATTATAATAAGTTATGGAACTTCGTTAACTTCGTTTATTTGAGAACTTCGTTAACTTCGTTTATTTTTATAAATAAACAAAGTTCCATAAATTATCAATTGAATAAGAACACATTCATAATAAAATGAATAAACCTAATGTTTCTTTAGTCTATAGATTTTTTTTAAATTAAAATATTAATTTAAAATATTTATTATTATTTTTGAATATAATAATTTAAAAATTTATATTAATAAATTAAATAAGAAACCAAATTAAATATAAAATGAATACATATAAATTTTTCTCAGACTTATTATTATTTAAATTTATAGTAGCTATATATTGCTTATTATTTAATGGTGGTTTAATATAAAATTCATTAGTTAAAATATAACCATTATCTATAATACTATTAATAATTAATCCACAATTAATACCTTCATCAATAGTGTTAGTATTGTTAGATGTTTTATTTGAAGTTATTGTTTTAGATATATTATTATAATTTGATACTAAATTAAATGTTCTTAATACATATAAAATGCCATATATATTAAGTGTTGGCGATTTAATAAATAAATCGGCATTACTATTAATATTATTAGTTATAACATTACAAACATATATTATTTTATTAGTTATTATATTTGAAGAAAAATTAATATTATCATTTGTTATATTAATAATATTATTATTATTTAAATTTAACTTTAGTGAATTATTAGATAACTCTATAGAACTATTAATATAAGTATTATAGTTATTAGGTGTATTCAATAATTATAAATTTATATTAGGGTTTCTAGGTTGGTTGTTTTTTTGTTGCAATGCTGATATATCATGACTTCGGATGCTTTATTGGAAAAAATAGGTATTAATTGACTATTATTCATTATAATATAGTTATATTTTATTTATAATTAATTATACATTTATTGTTAAATGTGTTTATTCATGTGTTCAAAAAAAATATAAAAATTTCAGGTATTAAACTACGTTTAATTTATAATTATTCAATTTAATGATTGCTTTTAGTTAAAAACTGTCACAAATATAATGATAATAAGTAATTAGACCCCAATATTTTTATAATTATTGTTATTTTCAGAGAAATTATAAAAATTTCAGAAAAATTATAAAAATTTATAAATTTTTAATTAATGCATCTCCATAGAAATTAAAAAAAAATAAAATAAGTTAACGAAGTTCTCAAAATATTTTAATTTATGGTTTTAAAAATTATTTTAATTTATAATTTAAAAAATTATTTTATAATTTTTTTTTAAATTTTTATAATTTCTCTGAAAATAGCAATAATACTTTTATATGTTAATATTAATGCTTCTATTATTTTTAACATAGCACACGTTTATTATCAGTTTATTTAAGAATTAAAAACTAATAATTTAAATTATTATTATTTATTTAAAGGAATTTTGTTTATTGATTTTAATAATAATCTAAATAATTAAATTATTATTAAAATCAATAATTTTTGTAATAACATAGTTAACGAAGTTCCCTTAAATTAATAATATACAATAAATAATCTAATAATTAAGGCGATACTAATAATAATAATAAACATATATAAGAAGCACAATTTATTTATAGGAACTATATTTATTATTTTAAATAAGGTTATAATAAATACGTCTATAAATAATACACAATAAAAATGTTAAAATTTTTAAAATCACAAATTTATTATAAAATAGCAATAATTTAAGATATATAAATTTTCTGAAACTAAGAATACATTAATTCATATATTTAACTAAATAAATCACTAGTCCAAACCATAGGTTGATTCCAAATTTTAATATTAGTTATAGTACCAGTTAATAAATAATTAGATTGTATTTGTGAAATTCCAATATATACATCAGGACCCGCGGGTGTTGTTGGAAATACATTACAAGAAGTAGAACCTTGATAAGAAATAGTTTCATTTTTCCAAATAGTAAATGAGCCATCATTAGGAAAACTAAATAATAGTGAATTATTACCTGTTAAATTTGTATTAAACTCAATAGCATTAGGATCAATACCTATATAAGTGGCATCCTGATTACGAAGATGATATAATCCTCTATTTGAACCAGAACCAGAACCCCTAAAAGTAAATAACCCAAACAATGATGTTGAAAAATTTATTTGAAATGATATAGATAAACCTAAACTCCAATTATATAATGTTGGATTAAATTCTGTTCTATTAATATCTAATCCTACCCATGGTTGCCCTATATTCTTATTTGTTAAACACCAATAATTATTAGTTATATTTCCACCCGAAAATATAAATATTGGCATTGGTGGAGACGGTGGTGGTGTAACTGTTAAATTTCTAGTAGTATAACCAATTAATCCGTCTGGATCTGTAGCATTATAAGAAACTAAATAAGATCCTGCAGTTAAACCGGTTGTTTGTATTATTAATGGAGAAGTCCCAGAAATTAAAATATTATTAGATATAATATTAGTTGTTCCTGAACCAATACTATAAATATAACCATATAAATTAGTATATAACGGACTAGTTACAGTTATACCCAATTCTGTATAAGCTGAACCATAATTAATAGAAACTGTTGAATTACCATTAAGATTAATAGTTGGTGGAACATCATTTAACCTAACCATTAATATAGCTCCATTAATATATAATCCCCATACAGGAACTCCATTATTTTTTGCTTCTGTATTACTACTATAGGATGGTAATGTTGCTGTTATTTGTCCTAAAATATTTAAATTACCTAATGCTGTAAGATTACTATTTATAATAGCAGTATTTGAAACTGTTAATGAAGAATTTAAACTTGTTGCACTATTTAATATAACAGTTCCAGAAATATTTAAATTTGAATTATTTAATAATGAATTAGCTATTACAGTAGTTCCTGATACTGATAAATTACTATTAATTGTTAAATTTGATAATAAACCTGTTCCTGAAACATATAAAGAATTTAGAATTGATGTAGAACCATATAATATAGCATTATTAGACACATTTAATATATTTAAATTTGTATATGTTCCTGATATAATATTATTACCTGATACATTTAATATACTTAATATTGTAGTTGTATTATTAAATATTGCATTACCTGAAACATTTAAACCATTTGTAGTTAGTGAATTATTAAATACTGCATTATTTGAAACATTCAATATTCCCATTATTGTAGTATCATTTCGTATTATAGTTTGTCCTGATATATATAACCCTCCTAATACTGTTATATTATTATTTAATATAGTATTTCCAGAAATAGTTAATAAATTATTTATATTTGTAGGACCTAATAAATTAGATACACCCGAAATATTAATATTATAACTTGTGTCTTGCGTTAATATATAATTCCAAGTATCAGATATTGGAGTTTTTATTATAAATCTAGTTGCATCAGTAGAAGTTTGTATAAAACCAGTTCCAGAAATACCAACAATATTAATCCCACAATTATTACCAATATCATTAGCTAAATACGTTGTAGGATTTGCGTTAAGTGTTATAATTTTATCAATAGTTTCTATTTGTGTTGTAGCATCATAAAAAGAAGTACCATTAATATATACATTAGATATACTATTACCTATATTAATTGTATTACCATAAATATTTAATACATATCCTTCAATATTATTAGTTAATATATTATTGCATATTGCTGAACCAGATATATTTAATATAGAATTTATACTTATGGGACCATTAAAAATAACATTTCCTGATACCGCTAAATTATTATTTAATATACATGTTTGAAGTAAATTTAAGTTTGAATTAACACTTAAATTATTATTTATTATGGTAGATCCTGAAACATATAAATTAGAATTAATACTTACATTATTATTTATTAAAGTATTACCTAGAACATTACAATTTGCGTTAGTTGTTATATTATTATTAATAATACTTGGTCCTGATACATTTAACATGGAAGTATTAGTTAAAGTACCTAATAATATAGTACTACCAGATATATTTACTATTTCTGTTAGTCCAACCATATTTAAAAAAGATTGTTGAAGTACATTATCAAATGAAGACATATTATTATTTTATTTTAGATAATATTATTTATATTTAATTATTTATAATATTATTCTTGTTTTCAAATAAATTATTAGACTGAAAATAAATTAATCTTATCTATTTTATTATAAAATATAAATGTAGTTTATTTTTAATTAAATTATTTATATATTGCTATTTTTAGAGAGACTAAATTGCATTCCAACATATTTTAAATCAAGATTTAATATTAATTTTATAATTTATATGAAATCAATTTATTTAAAAATTAATAATTTAAATAAATGAGGTGTCAATTAGTTTATTTAATGTATTGATTTTAATAATTGGGTATGTTTAGTATCATCTGTTAGGATTGCTGTTTAGTATAACCTTATTGAAAAATAATAATAATAATTAATATAATAAAAAAATAATATAATATAAAATTATTATACGTTTAAATATTTATTTTATTCTATTATAATTATTATGGAGCATACTAAAATTATTAACATTATTATTGATTATATTTATTCAGATGAACAATTAAATAATATATTTAATCATCATAACCAAAAATATACTTTAAAAGAATTATTATTACTATTAATAAAAATATTATATAATAACATACCTTATAGAGAAATAAAAAACTATACACATATACATTGGTGTACGCACGCTTTCAGCGTGCCTATGAATGAAAAAATAAATAAAAATAATTAATAAAAAATAAAAATTGAAAATTTTTATTTATTATTAATTATTTTTATTTATTTTTTCATGTGTACAATATATAATTTTCATATGAAACTCATACAATATGATATATTTAAACGTATTCATAATTCTGGTGTAAATAATTATTTATCAAAACTGGATAAATCAACAAAATTATTATATACGGATACATCATTAATACTAAATAAGTTAGGGAACTTCGTTTATGGATATGATATCTAATAATAGTCAATTAAAAAAAATAATTATGCCTAAAGGCATAATTATTTTTTTTAATTAATATGAGAATATTTTTTAAATATGCTAAAGCATATTTAAAAAATATTCTCATGTCAATTAAAAAAACATAAAACAACTAAAATATCTATTATTACAGATACTTTTAATGTTCCATTAGATATAAGCGTATCTGATAGTTGTACTCATGATTCAGTTATTGGAAGCTAGCTTTATCTAATCAAATAAAAAATCTAGCTATAACAAAGCCATTATTATGTGATAATAATAATATTTTAATTGGCGATGCTGCTTATGATAGGTCTAAATTAAAAACAGAATTGAAAGAACTAAAAATAGGTGAATTAATATCTGGTTTTAATAATAGAAATAAACGAAGTTCCCAAAGATCCTAATAAAATAAGAAAGCATACATTTAAAGAAAAAATGATTTTAAAAACTAGAGGACAAATAGAACATAAACGTAGTTCCTATTAATAGATTTAAACAATTTAAAAGGATATCTATGAGATATGATAAATATGTTAAACATTTTAGTTCATTTATATATTTAGCTGCATTGATAATTGTTATCAAAAAAACTAATTTATATTAAGTGATTATTATTTATTAATGTGCATATAGGTTTAATATATTGATATTATTAATTTTGAAATTGTGTGTTTTATTATTACTAATAATATAATAATACGGGATCTATGTGTATTTTTTTCCAAGTGCGTTTAGAGAAAAATTAATTTCTAAATTAAGATTTTTAAAATAAAAAAAATATTTAAAAAATTTAAAAAATTAAAAAAAAATATTTTTTTAATTTTTTAAATAAAGCGATACTAAACAACAAATGACACAGACGATACTAAACATACCCATAATTTAAATAATTAAAGTTATTATTAAAATTAATAATTTATGTAATATGAAAATTAATAATAAACAAAGTTTTCATATATTTTTTATTATTACTATGATAAATGATTATCTTTATTCAATTTATTAAAAAGTATAATCTTATTTAATTTATACAAAACATAATTATAAAATAAACAACATTAACAAAGTTTTCATATATTGTTATTATTAGTCCTATTAATCAATATTCTTCACAAAAATATATTTATAAAATAAATGAAATTAACAAAGACTTACTAAATAAATAAATTTTATAAATATTTTATAATAAATTATAAAAGAATATTCTTATTAATTTATTATAAAATCATATTCTTATTTATTATTCTCTTTTTCAGATAAATTATAAAAATTTTTCTGAAAATAGCAATAATAGATGAAAATAAGAATTTTGTTAATTTTATTTATAATATTAATAACATTAAAAAGTTAGTTATCAATAATTCCTCCGAATAAATAAACTTAAAAAAGTTCCTTATATTGTTATTATTATTACAAGAAATAATTATCCTTATTCAATTTAAAAGTATACTCTTATTTAATTCATTAAAATAAAAACGTTAACTTTGTTTATTTATAAATAAATGAAATTATTAACATTATAAAAGTTTTTTGTTGAATAAATTAAGTTTATTTTATAAATATGATTATATAAATTATAAAAAATATTATAATTTTATAATAAATTAAATAATAATATTTGTTCTCAGTTTATTAATTTAAAAATTAGTTTGATTATTATGTTTTAATAAATAAATTAGTAAATATTTTTATTATTATTTATATTACATAAATTCGTAAATTTAATGATAACTTTAATTATGTTAATTTTTAATAAAGTGATAATAAATATAAAATAAATTAATAATAAATATACTTACAGATGAAATAAATATATATTAAGTCTGAGAAAAAAATAGGTGTATTCATTTTATATTTAATTTGGATTCTTATTTAATTTATTAATATAATTTGTAAATTATATTATTTCTAATGATTTAAATAATAGCTTATTATATTCAAAAATAATAATAAATATTTATAATTAATATTTTAATTTATTGTTATTTTCAGAGAAATTATAAAAAATTTAGAAAAATTATAAAATAATTTGTAAATCTTAAATTATTGCATTATCAAAGAAATTATACATATTTAAAAAAAAAATAAAATAAACTACGTTCCATTCCAAAATATTTTAATTTATGGTTTAAAAAATTATTTTATAATTTTTCTGAAATTTTTATAATTTCTCTGAAAATAGCAATTTCAATAAAGTTAATACTAAACAGTAATCTTAACATATGATACTAAATATACCTGGTGATAAAGGTTATATTAAAGGGGATAATTACAGGAATAAATTTTATAATGAAAATAAACAAAGTTAACGAATTTCCCAAATTAATAACACCTAAAAAAAGTAATATGAAAAATAATAAACCAGACATAAATGATATAGATGAACTTTTATTGAAAGACGAAGGACAACCTATTATAAGGTTGAATATTTTTTTAATAAATTAAAATAATGTTTTAAACGGAAGCAAACTTTATAATTATTATTAATGATAAAACAATAAAAAATTATTATGGTTTTACTCATATAGCGGCGGCTTCTATATTATTAAATCTTAGTTTATAAAAAATTATCTATAAAAAAATGCAAAACTTTCCCTATAATAGATTAGATATTTTTTAAATTAAAATATTATTTAAAAATATTTATTATTATTTTTGAATATAATAAGCTATTAAATAAATCAGTATAGATAACATAATAAAAATTGGAACTGCGTTTATTAATAAATTAAATAAGAATCCAAATTAAATATAAAATGAATAAATATAATTTTTCTTCAGTCTTTATATCTAATTATTATTTGATGTTATAGGCATATCACAATATATTCAAAAATAATAATAAATATTTTAATAAAAACTACTATATAGGATGTATTGCGGTTTTTCATAAAATTTTATCTATAAGAATAATTAAAATTAAAGAAATTATTTAAAATTAAATTATTTCAAATATTTATTATTGGTTTCAAAGAAATAATAAAAAAAATTTGATAATAGCAATAATAAAAATTTTTTTTAATATATGTTTATTATTATGATTTATATTTTTTATTTATTAGAAACTTTATTTTTAATTTTAAATTAGTTTTGGTTATTATTTATATTTGAATAAATAAAATTTATAATATTTTTTAGTATTATTTATATTATATAAATTCTTAAATTTAATGATAACTTGAATTATGTTAATTTTTAATAAAGTGATAATAAATATAAAAAACATACTGATGAAATAAATATATATTAATTATTATTCTTAATAAAATATAACTATAAATCTAAATATCTAATGTTAAAATATACTATGTAAAATTTAAAATATTTTTAACATATCAAATATTTATTATTTTGGAAGTTTGTTTATAATTATTTAAAAATATATATTATATTGTTGTTAGAATTAGATTAAAATCTAGATAATATTATATATATACATGGTCTATTAATTATATCTTTAAGTAAACTTGTACGTTCTTATATATACTGAATTCGGTGAAAGATTATATCCTGACCCACTACATATACTATAGTTCCCATTGCCTGACATACATACTGTTGAAGTATTATTACTCCCTGTATATGTATCATCATAATAAGCAATAAATTGCCATTGTGAATTCTTATAAGCATATAATTGTTGTTTAGCACTTAAAGAATCATAATTACCTGATATTAGCATACAATTTGATGACGTTGAACCATCTTGCCACCACACACCTAAACGATAGTTTACACTATAGCTACTCATTATAATCCAATCAACATTATTATAGAAGAAAGAATAAATAGTAGTAGAAGTGTGACTTAACACAAGCATAATATTACCACTTTCTGATAAAATTGCCCTACGAGGTTGTCCATTTAAATTATATCTACTTTTTGTAATAATAGATCCTAGTTGTATCCATGTTGAAGATTGAGAATTATATATACTTGCAATAATATACCAGTTATTATTAGAATCAGCCCCACTATATGCATTTATTAGTCCAGTACTGGAAGCAGAACAATCGCCTGATTCATCAGTAGAAGATAATAAATTAAATGTATTACCTAATTGATTCCATTGAGTTCCGTTATATTGAAATACTTGTAGTATGCCTAAAGATACCCTAGGATCATTATAATATAATATAGTTATTATATTACAATCATACGAAATATACATATCAGTTCCCATCCACGAATTAATATTATCAGATATAGTTTGACCTTTTTTAATCCATGAAGAACCATTATAATTATATACTTCTACACAATTATAAATTGTACTACCATTATTAGTACGATTCACAACTATAGTTAGCCCATCATATGAAAGCTTACCGTATTCCAGACGGTCGCCATTTACTGAACCTACTATTGGATTACCTAATTGAGTCCATACATTATTTATTATTTGATAAATATATATAGCTCCAGGACCATAACCATTAATTTTAGGTGTTGTGTTATTTTCACCGTAACAGATTCCAACCGCAATAATAGAACCAGAATATGACATTGATACAGATTGTATCCTAACAAATGCTACTCCTGCCGGTACACTAGGTGAAAATACATTACCATATTGTGTAATAGTTGTTGGTACACTTGCAAGTCCCGAAGGTGGTTGTGCTGGCGGTGGTGTAACTGTTAAATTTCTAGTAGTATAACCAATTAATCCGTCTGGATCTGTAGCATTATAAGAAACTAAATAAGAACCGGCAGTTAAACTTGATGTTTGCGTTATTAATAATGATGTTCCTGAAACTAAAATATTATTTGAAAGAATATTATTTGTTCCTGAACCAATACTATAAATATAACCATATAAATTAGTATATAATGGACTAGTTACAGTTATTCCCAATTCTGTATAAACAGAACCATAATTTATAGAAATAGTTGAATTACCTTTAAGTGTAATAATTGGTGGATCATCATTAAGTCTAACTTTAACAATTCCACCAGTTCTATAAAAACCATTAATAGGAATACCATTATTTTTAGCTGTTGTATTATTTATAAAATGTAATAATGGTAATAATATAGAACCATTTATATTTACTGTTGATCCAAAAGTAATATTTGAATTTATGGTTACCGGTCCCGAAATATTTAAATTTGAATATACACTTAATGAATTATTCATAATAGAATTACCTGATACATATAAGGATGAATTAATACTAACTGTATTATTAAAAATACTATCAGCAGATATATATAAATTACTATTAAATGATACTAATCCATTAAATATATTTAATCCTAATGAATTTAAATTAGATAAAATAGTTGTTGATCCTTGTAATATACTATTATTAGAAACATTTAATACTCCTAAAATTGTAGTATTACCTTGGCATATAACATTACCTAATACATTTAAATCAGATAAAACAGTAATAGGACCATTAAAGATAGTTATATTAGATACATTAATATTTCCTAATATACTATTATTTCCTGTTATAATAGTATCACCTGAAACATTTAATAAACCATTAGAAGAAATAGTACCATTAAAAAATGAATTATTATTTACTATTAATGAACTTAAACCTGATATATTATATATTGTACTTACACCGGATACTGTTAAAGATGATAATATAGATACAGAATTAAAAAAAGATGAACCAGAAATATTTATATTATTATCCATATCTTGAATAGCAATATAACTTATTGCACTTACTAATGGTGATTGAATAACAAACCTTGAAGCGTCAGAACTAGTTTTAATATATCCTACACCACTAGTACCTAATATTTCTATTCCTGCGTCATTTCCTATATCTACACCTGTATTAGTTGTAATAGAATTTAATGATATTATTTTATTAAATAATAATAATTGAGAACTAGCAATATAAGTAGTACTACCTTGAAAATATATAATAGAATTTGTAGTACCTAAATAAATATTATTAGCATAAAAACTTAATGAATTATTTAATGCTCCAATATTATTAGTTATTATACCTTGATTTAATTGAGTAATACCTGATACATTTAAGGAAGAATTTATAGTTATAGTATTATTTAGCATAGTATTACCTGACACAATTAAGTTATTTTGTATATTGGTATTTCCAGAAACAAACATATTAGAATTACATATTAAATTATTATTAATTATACTATTATTAGAAACAAATAAAGAAGAATTTATAGTTGCGTTATTACTAACAATCATATTTCCTAAAACATTTAAATTAGAATTAATGGTTACATTATTATTTAATATTGCTGTAGAAGAAACATATAAATATGAATTTATACTTGTATTCGCTTTTATAAGTGTATTATTTGAAATGTTATCAAATGCATTTAAACCTACTAATTGTTCATAAATATCTTGTAATTGTATATCAAATATAGACATATATAATATGTTATAAAAATAATTATATTATATTTATTATCAATATATTTTATATGATAATTAAAAATAACAAATAAACATATTTTTAAATATATAACTAAAATATAAAATAACTTGTATATTTATATAGTAATTATCATTAACTTATTATATTGTTAATTTCAGAGGAATTATAAAAATTTCAGAAAAATTAAACTACGTTCCAAAATAATTTTTTAAACCATAAATTAAAATATTTTGGAACGGAACGTAGTTTATTTTATTTTTTTTTAATTTGTATAATTTCTATGATGATGCAATAATTTCTCTGAAAATAATAATAAATTTAATTTTAACTATTATTATTTAAATTATATATGTTTATTATCATCTATTATGATTAGTTTTAATTTAACCTTATTAAAAATAATAAACAAAGTTCATATAAATAAATTATGCATTCTATATATGTTTATTATTATAAATTATGATTATGACTTTCTTAATTATTATTTTATTATATAAATTATCAGTTTTAATTATTTAAATTATTATTCAAACCAATAATTTAAATAAAATAATAGGACGTGATTATTTGAATTATTAATTTGTAATTTTTAATAAAGTTATAATAAATATGTTCAGTTTTTAATTATTATTTTTTAAATAAACTGATGATAACCAATATTTAAATTATTATTTATACTTATTGAACCTTGTATATTTGAACTACCAGAAAAAATTAATCCACCGTATATTGTATTATTTGAAATATTAAAATTATAATTAATAGTTAAATTATTATTTATTGTTAATTTTCCAAAAATATTTTTGGAAAACTAGCATTTGATAAAATATTATTATAAATATTTATAGCTGAATTTTATGTTATTGTATTTAATATTGTAGAATTTAATACAAATAAAGAATAATTAAATGTAATACCCCTAAAAATGTTGAATTTCCTGATACGTATATTTGTAATTCGGATAATTCCAATAATGATTTATATTGTTATTTTAATAGCATATCTATAAAGGACATAATAATATTATTATATAATAGAAATGAAAAATAAATTATTATGTTCTTATATTTATTAATGTTTTTAATTTTCAATAAAGTAATAATAAATATATCTAATGTATTATTTATTAATAATTTTATTTTTTGATAAACAATAATAATATAACTCAACAGATAATTATTAATTTTATAAAATTATTCTCATTTTTTGAGAAATTATAAAAATTTTAGAAAAATTAAACTTATGATTATATGTTATACATATAATAAAAAAATAACTAAAATTATTTTCTATACTAATTTGATAATAAAGAATAAACCTATTTATGCGTAATTTATTTTATATGTTCTTATACTTACTCTATTTACTGGTTGACCATTTCCGGAACCTGAACATATTACATAATTACCATTACCAGAAATAGCTAAACAATTTGTAATATTATTATAACTGGGATAATAATCAAATGTAGTAATAATACTCCAAGTAGAATTATTATATGCTAAAAGTTGTACTCTACTTGAATACATTGTAGCTATTATCATATCATCATAAGAAAAACTATTAGAAGTCCATGCATAAGTGTTAACTGAAGATATAGTAGAACTACTTACCATAATCCAATCTACATTATTATAAAATAAAGTTCCAAACCAATTATTTATTATAGAACAAACGAGTACCGTATATCCGTCGCCAGATAAACGTCCAAAACGCGCATATTGTAATGAAGGATATTTATATTGTGTAATAAGTGATCCTAGTTGTTCCCATTGTAATGATATAGGATTATATCTACTAACTAAAGTATAATTCTGTATATTTGCATTTGAATTGTATGCTGAAAATGAATTTATTAATCCTGAATTAGATGCAGACCATGCACATGTTCCATCAGAACTTGATAAATAATTAATTATATTACCTAATTGTGTCCATTGATTTATATTATACTTAAATACTTGCAATGCACCCGTTGTAGTAGATGAATCAATTTGATATGCTAGAGTTAATATATTAGTGTCTTGAGATATATAAATATTAGTTCCCATTCTACTTCCTACACTGGTATTACCATATATAGTTTGTCCTTTCTGTATCCATGCTGAACCATTATAAGAATAAACTTGCGCTTGTCCTTGATACCTTATACCCGTAGCTGTACCTTTATAAGTTTGTAACGAAACAGCTACTGTTAAACCATCATATGATAAATAACAATATTGATTATAATTGCTATCATCCATTCCAGCTATATTTATAGAATTACCTAATAGAGTCCATATATTATTTTGTATTTGGTATACTGAAACTGATAGAGTAAGTGACACTAAAGAATTGACAGCAATAATTGAGCCATCATAAGAAATTGCCACATTTGATACCCATGTGAAACTTGCAGAAGCGTTAGGATTAATAGTATTAGCAAATGCACTAACACTTACAGGTATTATAGGAATACCTTTGGAAGGTTCTGCTAGAACTATTAAATTTCTATTATTATAACTGATAAATCCATATGGATCAGTTGCAATATAAGATACTAAATAAGACCCTGAAGTTAAACTTGTTGTATTAGTTATTGTTGTAGTTCCTGAAACTAAAATATTATTAGTTATAATATTAATTGTATCAGAACCAATACTATAAATATAACCATATACATTAGTATATACAGAACTATTTATACTTATTCCTAAGTCTGTATAAGCAGAACCATAACTAATGGAAACTGTTGAATTACCTTTAAGTGTAATAATGGAAGGCACAGCGGGAACTATTAAATTTCTACTATTATAACTAATAAATCCATCTGGATCAGATGCACTATAAGATACTAAATAAGATCCTGAAGTTAAACTTGATGTATTAGTTATTGTTGTAGTTCCTGAAACTAAAATATTATTAGTTATAATATTAGTTGTTCCAGAACCAATACTATAAATATAACCATATAAATTAGTATATGCGGGACTAGTTATACTTATTCCTAAGTCTGTATAAGCAGAACCATAATTAATAGAAACTGTTGAATTACCTTTAAGAGTAATAGTTGGTGGATCATCATTAAGCCTTATTTTAACAATTCCACCAGTTCTATAAAAACCATAAAGAGGAATACCATTATTTTTAGCTGTTGTATTATCTATATAATGTGGTAATTGTAATAATATAGAACCATTTAAATTTATAGTTGAACAAAAAGTAATATTTGAATTTATAATTATTGGACCAGAAATATTTATATTTGAATTTATACTTAATGAATTATTTATAATAGAATTACCTGATACATATAAAGACGAATTAATACTAACAGTATTATTAAAAATACTATTAGTAGATATATATAAATTACTATTAAATGATACTAATCCATTCAATATATTTAATCCTAATGAATTTAAATTATATAAAATAGCTGTTGATCCTTGTAGTATACTATTATTAGAAACATTTAATACTCCTAAAATTGTAGTATTACCTCGGCATATAACATTACCTAAAACATTTAAATCAGATAATACAGTAGTAGGACCATTAAAGATAGTTATATTAGATACATTAATATTTCCTAATATACTATTATTTCCTGTTATAATAGTATCTCCTGAAACATTTAATAAACCATTAGAAGAAATAGTACCATTAAAAAATGAATTATTATTTACTATTAATGAACTTAACCCTGATATATTATATATTGTACTTACACCGGATACTGTTAAAGATGATAATATAGATACGGAATTAAAAAAAGATGAACCAGAAATATTTATATTATTATCTATATCTTGAATAGCAATATAACTTAGTGCACTTACTAATGGTGATTGAATAATAAATCTTGAAGCATCTGAATTAGTTTTAATATATCCTACTCCACTAGTACCTAATATTTCTATTCCTGCGTCATTTCCTATATCTATACCTGTATTAGTTGTAATAGAATTTAATGATATTATTTTATTAAATAATAATAATTGAGAACTAGCAATATAAGTAGTACTACCTTGAAAATATATAATAGAATTTGTAGTACCTAAATAAATATTATTAGCATAAAAACTTAATGAATTATTTAATGCTCCAATATTATTAGTTATTATACCTTGATTTAATTGAGTAATACCTGATACATTTAAGGAAGAATTTATAGTTATAGTATTATTTAGCATAGTATTACCTGACACAATTAAGTTATTTTGTATATTGGTATTTCCAGAAACAAACATATTAGAATTACATATTAAATTATTATTAATTATACTATTATTAGAAACAAATAAAGAAGAATTTATAGTTGCGTTATTACTAACAATCATATTTCCTAAAACATTTAAATTAGAATTAATGGTTACATTATTATTTAATATTGCTGTAGAAGAAACATATAAATATGAATTTATACTTGTATTCGCTTTTATAAGTGTATTATTTGAAATGTTATCAAATGCATTTAAACCTACTAATTGTTCATAAATATCTTGTAATTGTATATCAAATATAGACATATATAATATGTTATAAAAATAATTATATTATATTTATTATCAATAACTTATTATAATTTTAAATAATTCTAAATATTATTATTTAAATTAAACATGTTTATTATCGCCTATAATAATTAGTGTTTATTATAACCTTATTAAAAATAATAAATGAAGTTCCTATAAATAAATTATGTTTATTATTATGATTTATGATTTATGATTATTGCCCTATTAATTATTAATTTTCATATTACATAAATTATTAGTTTTAATTATTTAAATCATAATTCAAACTAATAAATTCAAATAATATGAACACCAATTATTTGAATTAGTATTTTTTCTTATGATGTAATAAATATTTATATTTGTATTTTAAATATTTATTAAAATATAAACTACCGCCTGTTTGGGGTAAAGTCTGTATCTCGTTATGTTCTTCATTAGTTAATATAATAATAAAGGTAGGTGTTTTTTCCCAATAATTAGGATTTGTACATATGTAACAATGCAAGTCATCAATATTACATAAATATAAAAAGTAGTATGTAATGTTATTAATAAACTTATATATAATACAATTTTTCATTTTAAGCATTACTTTATGATTATACTTTATTAGGGGAAAGTCTTTATTAGTATCGTTTTCTAATATATTTAATAGTATACGCCTATGAGATAGAGAAGTTTGATCGTTTGATATTATTGGTATAATACTTTTGGTGGTATCAATAGTACTAATAAAGTCAAATAATGTTTCAATTTCTCCTATTATGTTAGATTTAAAATATAGAGGAAAATTACTTTTTATAAGGCCAAGTGTATATATTTTTGTAAATATTTTTTCAGGTGTAGTTTTAAGTATTATATAATTTTTTGAGATAGATTGAGATTTGTTATTACATTTATTTAATTTAGAATTAAGAAATGTATTTGATATATCAGTACATATATATATATAATTATCATCATTATATATTGAGTTAGCTATGCTTACAGGTTTATGACCCATAAATTGAATTGTGTTTTTTTGTATACCAATATCAGGGTTTGATATAAATTTAGCAAATCCAGGACCAATAGGACTAAAATAATTATTTGGTATATTTAAATAATCGTCTACCACCAGTTCAGTACCTAATATTAATAATAAAAATAATGATGCCAATATATTTTGGTCACTAATACAATCATTTATATATTGTTTTAATTTATTATTAATTAATATTAAATCTTCAACTTTTGTGAATGATTTTGTCTTATTATCTTTCATAATTTGTAATTCTTTTAATATTAAAACGATGATGTCGTCTAGAGGTATTAACGATTCAATATTTTTTAATATTATATGATTTATCCTTTCTAAATCTGATTCAGTTAATAGATATTTTGTAATCCCTCCATGTGAAAAAATACAAGGATAAGTTTTTTCATTATCCCTATACTCCAATACATCTATAAGTTTTGTATTTTCATTTTTAAATATATCATATAATAAATGTATAATATCATCAAATGAAATGTTAGTATCTTTAATAGTATTATTGTATGATTCTGTATCTGTTCTTGGTTTTAACATTAATTTAAATAATATAATTATTAAACATGATTTAAATTCTATTTTTGAGGATTCTGTGATGCTTTTTAGGTGCTCATTTATTGATGTTTTAAAATCATTAGGGCATATATCTAATAATTCTAAATATATACTATCTAGTAAAGTGAATGCCCCAACTGTGCCAAATAATAAATTAAATATCTCGGACCACTTAAATTCTTTATTATCTAATTTTAACAAAGAATTATTCTTTAAAAAATCGTTGGCAGTGTTTACATTTAAATTTAATAAATATTCCGGATGATTTAACGGTGTAGGTGTATTACAGTTTTCTTTTGCGTACTCAAATAACTTTTCATATGAGTTTATACTTAATATATCAGGATTATTTAATAATACTAATTTTAATTTCATTAAATCACGATTACCAAGTAGAACAGTACATTTTTCTCGGTCTTCCATTATTCGTATAAATAGTAGATTTCTAATATTATATTTTTTATAATTATTATAACAATCTTTATCTAAACCAGTAAAAGTAGAATCCATAATATCACCTAACACAATAATATCTGCATCATCATTATCTTTCCATATATCATGTATATATGCACCTTCCGGATCAGAACATACTAAAGTGTTTAATGACATAAATATATATATATATATATTTATATTATTAAATGAAATATATTATAAAAAAAAATATTAAAATTCAAAATTATAGACTAATTATAATAATTTAATTATCTATATATAAATAATAATTTTGAATCAAAAGAATTACTAAATTATTATTATTTTAGAGAAATTATAAATAATTATTTTAGATTATAAATATTTATTCTTAATTTCTATTAAAATAGCAATAATGTTATCTATATAATGTTTTTAAATTAAATAATTAATTATTTAAGAACTTCGTTAGATTCACATAAACCGGATTTATAAATAAAAAATTAGTATTTTATTTAATATTTTAGATTATTATCAATTTTAAAAAAGTAAACTAAATTATAGAAATGATATTTATAAAAAATTAATAATTATTTTATAAGTTCATTTAAAATAAAAATATTGAAACGTATATTATTTTTTTGAAATTTTAGAACGTAGTTTATTATCTGAAATAGCAATATTTTTTTAAAAAATAACAATATTTTAATAATTTTTATAATTATGTTAATTTTTCTTTAAAAAAATAATATTAACATAATATAAAATGCTACCAGAGTAAATGTAATAATAAAAGTTTATTATTTTTCTAAAATTAAAAATAAATTATTTATTATATAATATATGAATAACTATAGGTATACTCAAACGTGGTTTTTAAATTCTGAAATAAAACAATTATTAAGTACATATTTAGATAATTCAAAAGAAAATAAATAATATTTTAGAAATTGGTTGTTATGAAGGTTTATCTAGTGTTTTTTTTGCTGATAATTTTCTAGATAATCAAAATTCAAGTTTAACATGCGTAGACCCTTTTTTATCTATTGATACTAATAATCATAAATATTTATTAATAAATAATCAAGAATTAAATTTTAATTTTAATACTTCAATTTGTAAAAATTCAAATAAAATAAAAATAAACGAAGTTCCATAAAATGATGTCAGATAACTTTTTTATAAATAATAATAAAACTTATAATTTTATATATATTGATGGATGTCATGAAACTGATTATATAGAACGAGATATGGAAAATTCATTTAAATGTTTGGATAAAAATAATATAATGTGGATGGATGATTATGGCGGTGGTGATGGTATCCAAATTAAAAATACAATGGATAAATTTTTATAAAAATATAAAGATAAATATATATTAATTTTTAGTGGTTATCAATTAGATATACAAAAAATTATATCTGAATAATTCAAATATTTATAATTGCTATTCAATTATTTCTAATTTATCTAAAATTAGAAATAATATATTATCTAAATTTATATTCCAACATTTATAATTATATTAGTAGCTATTTCTTTTGATATAATAATAGTTCTAGTGATTTTATTCTAGTTATGATAAATTTAATTGTTTAGAATATATTAATTTACATCTAGATATTATTAATGTAATAGCTTTTATTATAAAATTAATTATGTATAGAATCTATAATAGGTTTTATTGTATATAAATATAATATTATCATAAAAATTAAAAAAATTTATAGAATGCCTACTTTATTTTATTAAAATAATTTAATATTAAGTAGATATATATTGTAGGCATTCTTCAAAACTAGGTAATTTATGTATATAATATTTATTATAAGTATTATTATATCTAATTTGAATTGTTTCATTATATAATCCATTATTACTAATATATAATTTCACGGCTAATTCTTTATTAGTATAATTTTTTAAATTAATTGTTTGTAAGTGTGGCTGATTTTTATTATAATTAGAAAATACATTAATAGAATTATTTTCAAATAAATATTGATAAATATTATTATATGTATCTTGTATAAAATAATATTCAAATGATAAATTATTATTATCTATATAATTATTAAAAAATAAATCTAATTTATTATAATCTAATATATTTTTTAATAAATTAAAAATATTATTATTTAATCTATTTTTATTTTCAATTTCATTTATTTTATAGTCAAGATTAAAAGATATATAATATAAAGATGATAAAATTAATTTTATATTTTCATTAGTAAGTGTATTTCGTATATTATCATTCATAGTATTAATTATTATATTATCATTCATATTTGAATATAAATAATTTCTATATATATTATTATTCCATTCGTATTTTAATATTTTAATTATTACTGATTTTTGTATTTCATATTTTTCTTTATTATATAAATCAATTAATTCTTTTAACACATTATTATATATTATTTTATATGAAAAATTACTATATGATTTTTTAATATTAAATAAGTTATTATTTTTCATCATTATTTTTATATAAATAAAAATATTTAAATATTTTTATTTATATATAAAAATATTTTATAAATTATTAGTCTAATAAGATAGTAGGCTTATTCATTTTAGTATTAAATTATAATCTTATTTAATTCATAAAATGAAATTTATTTATAAATATTTTATTATAAATTAAATTGCGTTCCAAAAAATTATAATTTTATAATAAAATGAGTAATACTATTTTTCATCAGTCTTTATATAAATGGGCATATTTAGTATCATCTGTTTGGATTACTGTTTAGTATTAATCTTATATAAAAATAATAATAATTAATAAACAAAGTTCCCAATAAAAAATAATAATGAAGTTCCCAATATAAAATAATTATAATAGAATAAAATAAAATAACTAAAGCTGATTTTGTTAACTTCGTTTATTAATTATTATTATGTTTTAATAAGATTAATACTAAACAGTAATCCGAACAGATAATACTAAACATGTCCATTATTTTACTAAACCACCGAAGTTAACATTTAGAACTTCGTTTATTTAAAAATAAAAAATAAAAATTGATAAATCAATTTTTTATTTTTTATTTTTAAATATATTTTTTACCGTAATGAAAATATTTTAAATAAATAAAAAAATAAATAACAAAGTTATTTATTTTTTTATTTATTTAAAATATTTTCATTAGGGATGGTTTAGTAAAATAATAATAAAAATATAAAAATTGATAAATCAATTTTTTATATTTTTATTATTATTTTACTAAACCACCGTAGCCATTTTGGCTCAAGCTGTATTTAGTTGCGTTATAGATTCTATGACGAGTACAGAGGAAATAGACGTAACTGATTATACACTATATGAAAGTAGATATTATAAAATTATATTAGGCTCAAAAATAAACATTAATACTGATAAACAATTGTGTTTATATAATAATTATATATTAATACGTAAAATATTAGAAAAAAATCTAAAATTATTAACAAAAAGAAAAAGAAAAAATAAAAATGAATATGACTATATTCCTATTATAAATCCTGACTTTACAGAAATAAATTTTAAACCTCATAATAAAGCTGTATTTTATGATTATATGATGTCATACAATGAAAATAAATTATTATGTTGGTATATTTATTGTATTATAATAAATATGTATGATAGAATTGATAGTTTAAATATCCAAGGAGGATTTTTTAGAGATTGTTTTGAAAAAACACAACAATCAAAAAATTATATTGATATTGATATATATTTGTCATTATCTGATTTAAAGACACAGAAATTATTTATTAATAACGATAATAAACTTAGTTTTTCTAATGGATCATGCTGGATTAATTTTCCAGACTATTTAAATTCTTTTGATTCTATTATAATGGGATTACTATTCTTTTTTAAAATCAAATATAAATGTAATTTCAAAATAGATATAATAAAATTATCATATCATAGTAGAATTGAATTACCAAAATATTCAGAATATTATAGCATAACTATCACATATAAAATAATATATGGTGATACATTTTTCATTTTAAATTTAGATGTAAATCCTATAATGTATGCTAGTTTATCCAATGATATTTATCATCCTAGATTAAAAGCCTATTCTAATTATATTAGAATAAATAATATTGCAAATTATGATTATTTAGGAAATACTATAACTGGAAAACAAAATAAAAAAACAAAAAATATTGAACTACAGTTAGCTATTCCTACTGAAAAATTAAACTCTACTACTGTAGAAATTTTAAACTTATTTAATATAATAAAAATAATTAAACTTATATTAAGAGATACACCTATAAGTAATAATAATTATATAATTAATATTGTAAAAAGTTTTTTATCAGAGTCAGACCAAACATTACTTATTACTTATTTCAGTATTTATAATGGTATAATGATTCCTTGTCATGCTATGTGTAATAATTTTATAGAATTAAATTTAATGCGAAATAATATTATACATCGTGTATGTAAAAATATTAATAGGAGAGCAAATAAATTTAAATTGAAGAAATACCGCATAATAAATATTAAGTGTCATTGTAAAATATGTATTCACCAAGAAGAAACTATAACTGTACAAGAAATATTAGAATTTTCAAATTATATAAAAACTATACAAAATTAAAATTTAATTTTTATTTATTCATCTTTTCAAATAAATTTTTATTTTTTGGATATGTTTATTATAACCTTATAGAAAATAAACAAAGTTTTAACTATAAATAAATTATGCTTCCAATAGTTATTATTATTATTATTATTGTCTTCCTAATTATTTTTTATTAATTTTCGGGAACTTTGTTAACTTTGTTTATTATATAAATTATTAGTTTTAATAATAACTTAAATTATTTAAATTATTATTAAAATTAATAAAATAAAATAATAGGAACCATGTTATTTAAATTATTAATATGTAATTTTTAATAAAGTGATAATAAATAGAAACTTTATTTATTTATTTTTTAATTATTAATTTTTAAATAAATGATGATAAACAGTAAAAGAATAGATTATAATAAACATGTCCAATAATTAGTATTAATATTTTCAATAAGATTATAATAAATATGTTCATAATTTCATTATTTTAATAAACTACTTTCCAAAATTGTTTTTTTGTTAAATAATAATAATTATATCTAAAATAATTATTATTATTTATTGAAAAATGCATAATTAAGATTTAATATTTTAGAAAGTAGTTTAATTTCTATGAAAATAGTAATAATTATAAAATAAAAAATTGATAAGACACATAAAATTAGACTTATTCATTTTAGTATAAAATATTGTTCTTATTCAATTGATATTTTTTATATTTATAAAAATAATCAAAGTTCCCAAATAAACGAAGTTAACAAAGTTCCCATAAATTATTATAATTATGAAATCAAAAATAAGTAATATTTATAATAAAATTGTTATGTCTGTATCTAAAATAAATAATAATGAAGTGTCTATTATTTAAAATATATACTTGAAGAAAAAATAAAAGAATTAAAATAACAAATACGCAATTAGTGATAGATTATATATTACAAAAAATATAGAAGTAAAAAAAAAATATTCAAATAAACTAAAAAATGATGTAATATAGCTTAATATAAAGCACAATAAATTATTATATAATACAACACCATTTCATAAAGTTTATAAGAAGTAATTCAGAATTATAGAATATGTTATCAATATTTTTTTTAATATAAGTTTCTGTAATATATAAATTTTGGTCCAATATATCTTTATTAATAACTTCTATAATATCAGAGATTAAATTAATTATACAATTATCCAATTTATCTATCTGACTCTTACCATAATTATTATTATATATAATTATATTTTTAATACCTAAATTTATAATTTTAGTTGTTTCTATTTGTGTGTATTCTTCAAAGTGTATTAAAAATAATTTTGGTAAACATATTTTAAATAATTTTTTATAATATTTTTTATTTACTAAATAATCATTATAATATATATAATATGGGTGTGTATTGAAATTATCAAATATACCTAAATTATCTAGTAAATCTCTAAGGATTGATGTTAATATACCATATTTATCATGAAATATAAATGATTCTTTTTGTGTAACTATAGTATTATAGCAAAATCTTTTATATTCATCATAAATATAATTATTATTTATAAATTCTTTAAGAATTTTTTCAATAATTGAAATATTAACATTATTCAAATCAAAACTCCTAAATTTTATATCTCTAATAGATGATAAACATAAAATTTTATCTTTTGCAATATCATTTGTATAATCTTGTATATTTAATAATTGAGTATCTAATAATGCACATTTATGTTCTGTATTTGTTAATATAAAGTATTCATAATTTTGTAGTATATATTTTTTACATTTTGGCATTAAACATTTTGTAAGAATATCTTTAATAATTGTTATAATATCATATTTAATCTCATATATAGTTCCATTTATATATTTATAATTATTAGTATTAATTTGTATCTGAATAAATTCTTCTAAATGTTCCATTCTTTCTTCATTATATGATTTACTATATAATTGTATCCAACTATCTTTTTTAAATTTAATAAAACCTTCTTTAGTTTTTGAATTAGTTATAATTATATTTTTTATATCAGTATATCTAACTAAATCGTCATAAGAATATACATTAATAATGTTATTTTCTTCAGTATCTGAATTATATGTTTGTTTGTTAATTATTAAATCTTCTGTATCCAATGTATTTGTTTGTTTGTCAGTTATTATATCTTTAAATTTAATTAAGTTATCTAAACAAATTTTATTAATAATTTTTATCATTTTAATATAATCTCCTTCAAAATATTCATTACCTATATCTTTTCTTAATATAAATTGTTCTGTAAATATTTTAATAATATTTTTTTCACATATATCACATTCATAACTTAAACTTTGAAATATTAACTTAGCACCATTTGGATAATTTAAATAAACAAAATTATCTTTTATGTTTTCTTGTTTTATTTTACCAATTTTATATATATTTTTATTAGTTTTGATAAATTCACGTTCCTGCACTAAATATATGTAATGATCCATAATATAATTATTATATACTTTTTAAATAATTTTAATTTATGCTGCATAACTTTTTAATATTAATTAATTATAATATGCACAAAAAAATAAACTTTACATATAAAAATAATTTTCAACTAATTAAATAATAATATTATTATTTTGAAACTTATTTATTTAAGTATAAAATTGGTTTCTAGCTAACTATAATATTATTTTTAAATTTAAATAAAGTTCTCATTATTTATTACTAGTTTTAGATAAATTAAACTGTCTAGTTTATTTTTTACAAAAATTTTATAATTTTACTAAAATAACAATAAATATAAGATTGGTTTCTGATAACTAAATAATAATATTATTTTTAAATTTTGACATATTTACTATTATTAATTATAATTAATGTTTATTACAACCTTATTGAAAATAATAATCAAAGTTTCTATACATAAATTGTGTTTCTTATATATGTTTATTATTATAATTTATAATGGATCCCACTTTAATTATTAAATTATTTTTTATTTATTATTAATTTACATTCGTAATTTTTTTTATTACCAAAATATAGAGACCTTCATTACTTTCAATTATTTAAATTATTAGTTTAAATTTTTAAATAAACTGATAATAACTAATAATGTAAATTGATGATAATAAACATGTTCATTATTATATTTTAATCATAAGAATTAAAAAAATATAATTTTTAACCATTTATTCTTGTTTTCAGATAAATTATAAAAATTAACGAAGTTCCCAGAAAAATTATAAATTAAAATATTATCAGAATTTTTTATAATTTCTCTGAAAATAGCAATAATTTATTATTGTAAATATATCAACTTATTTTTTGGAACTTTGTTATTTTTAATTATTTATTATTTTGAAATATATTTTTTTTACTCAATATTTTTCATTTTTCAAAAAAAAAATATTTTTGTTGATATTTTTTATAAACTTTCCGTATCAATATATCCGTATCAATTTTTTATTAGTTTCATAAAAATAGAAAAGATAATTTAATTCAAATATAATATTTATTTTTATTGCTGCTATTTTCAGAAAAATTATAAAATATTTTAATTTATAATTTTTCTGAAAACAAGAATAAATAAAATAATATAGTAGACTGAGAATAAATTAGGCTTATTCATTTTATTATATAATTGTGTTCTCATTCATTTTTTATATTATTAGACTGATAAAAAAATAGGCTTATTCATTTTATTATGTTTTAGTGTTCATATTCAATTAATAATTTATATATTATTCTTGTTTTCATAGAAATTATAAAAATTTCAGAAAAATTAAACTACGTTCCAAAATATTTTAATTTATTGTTTAAAAAATAATTTGGAACGTAGTTTAATTTTTCTGAAATTTTTATAATTTCTCTGAAAATAACAATAATATTTGTTTATAATTAAATTATTTAATTTATTTATTTTTAATAAATCCACCGCGGCGGCGGCAATAATTAGTTATTTAAATAGTTATTATTATTTTTATGTAATTTAAAGATTCTAATTATTTGTTTACAATTAAAATATTTATTGTTAATTATTTTTAATAAATCCACTGAGGCGGCGATAATTAGTTATTTAAATAGTTATTATTATTTTTATGTAATTTAAAGATTCTAATTATTTGTTTATAATTAAAATATTTATTGTTAATTATTTTTAATAAATCCTCCGCGGCGATAATTAGTTATTTAAATAGTTATTATTATTTTTATGTAATTTAAAGATTCTAATTATATATTTAATATTTGTTTACAATTAAAATATTTATTGTTAATTATTTTTAATAAATCCACCGAGGCGGCAATAATTAGTTATTTAAATAGTTATTATTATTTTTATGTAATTTAAAGATTCTAATTATTTGTTTATAATTAAAATATTTATTGTTAATTATTTTTAATAAATTCACCGCGGCGGCGATAATTAGTTATTTAAATAGTTATTATTATTTTTATGTAATTTAAAGATTCTAATTATTTGTTTATAATTAAAATATTTATTGTTAATTATTTTTAATAAATCCACCGCGGCGACGATAATTAGTTATATAAATAGTTATTATTATTTTTATGTAATTTAAAGATTCTAATTATATATTTAATATTTGTTTACAATTAAAATATTTATTGTTAATTATTTTTAATAAATCCACCGAGGCGGCGATAATTAGTTATTTATTGTTATTTTCAGAAAAATTATAAAAATTTCAGAAAAATTATAAAAAAATTATAAATCTTTAATTAATGCATCCCCATAGAAATTATAAAAAAATAAAAAAAAATAAAATAAGTTCCCAAAATATTTTAATTTATGGTTTTAAAAATTATTTTAATTTATGGTTTAAAAAATTATTTTATAATTTTTCTGAATTTTTTATAATTTATCTGAAAATAGCAATAAATAGTTATTATTATTTTTATGTAATTTAAAGATTCTAATTATTATTTAATATTTGTTTACAATAAAAATATTTATTGTTAATTATTTTTAATAAATCCACCGAGGCGGTGATAATTAGTTATTTAAATAGTTATTATTATTTTTATGTAATTTAAAGATTCTAATTATTTGTTTATAATTAAAATATTTATTGTTAATTATTTTTAATAAATCCACCGAGGCGGTGATAATTAGTTATTTAAATAGTTATTATTATTTTTATGTAATTTAAAGATTCTAATTATTTGTTTATAATTAAAATATTTATTGTTAATTATTTTTAATAAATCCACCGCGGCGGCGGCGATAATTAGTTATTTAAATAGTTATTATTATTTTTATGTAATTTAAAGATTCTAATTATTTGTTTATAATTAAAATATTTATTGTTAATTATTTTTAATAAATCCTCCGCGGCGGCGGCGATAATTAGTTATTTAAATAGTTATTATTATTTTTATGTAATTTAAAGATTCTAATTATATATTTAATATTTGTTTACAATTAAAATATTTATTGTTAATTATTTTTAATAAATCCACAGCGGCGGCGATAATTAGTTATTTAAATAGTTATTATTATTTTTATGTAATTTAAAGATTCTAATTATTTGTTTATAATTAAAATATTTATTGTTAATTATTTTTAATAAATCCTCCGCGGCGGTGGCGATAATTAGTTATTTAAATAGTTATTATTATTTTTATGTAATTTAAAGATTCTAATTATTTGTTTATAATTAAAATATTTATTGTTAATTATTTTTAATAAATCCACCGCGGCGGCGGCGATAATTAGTTATTTAAATAGTTATTATTATTTTTATGTAATTTAAAGATTCTAATTATATATTTAATATTTGTTTACAATTAAAATATTTATTGTTAATTATTTTTAATAAATCCACCGGGGCGGCGGCGATAATTAGTTATTTAAATAGTTATTATTATTGTTATGTAATTTAAAGATTCTAATTATTTGTTTACAATTAAAATATTTATTGTTAATTATTTTTAATAAATCCACCGCGGCGGCAATAATTAGTTATTTAAATAGTTATTCTTATTTTTATGTAATTTAAAGATTCTAATTATTTGTTTATAATTAAAATATTTATTGTTAATTATTTTTAATAAATCTACCGCGGCGGCGATAATTAGTTATTTATTGTTATTTTCAGAAAAATTATAAAAATTTCAGAAAAAATATAAAAAAATTATAAATCTTTAATTAATGCATCCCCATAGAAATTATAAAAAAATACAAAAAATAAAATAAGTTCCCAAAATATTTTAATTTATGGTTTTAAAAATTATTTTAATTTATGGTTTAAAAAATTATTTTATAATTTTTCTGAAATTTTTATAATTTATCTGAAAATAGCAATAAATAGTTATTATTATTTTTATGTAAGGGCATGTTTAGTATCATCTGTTTGGATTACTGTTTAGTATTAATCTTATTGAAAAATAATAATAATAATAATAATAATAATAATAATAATTAATAAACAAAGTTCCCAATAAAAAATAATAATGAAGTTAACGAGGTTCCCAATATAAAATAATTATAATAGAATAAAATAACTAAATCTGGCTTTGTTAACTTCGTTTGTTAATTATTATTATTATGTTTCATTAAGATTAATACTAAACAGTAATCCGAACAGATGATACTAAACATGCCCATAAAAAAATATTTAAAAAATTAAAAAAATATTTTTTTTAATTTTTTAAATAAAGCGATACTAAACAACAAAAGAAACAGATGATACTAAACATATCCTAATTTAAAGATTCTAATTATTATTTAATATTTGTTTATAATTAAAATATTTATTGTTAATTATTTTTAATAAATCCTCCGCGGCGGCGATAATTAGTTATTTAAATAGTTATTATTATTTTTATGTAATTTAAAGATTCTAATTATTTGTTTATAATTAAAATATTTATTGTTAATTATTTTTAATAAATCCACCGCGGCGGCGATAATTAGTTATTTAAATAGTTATTATTATTTTTATGTAATTTAAAGATTCTAATTATTTGTTTATAATTAAAATATTTATTGTTATTTTTATGTAATTTAAAGATTCTAATTATTTGTTTATAATTAAAATATTTATTGTTAATTATTTTTAATAAATCCACCGCGGCGGCGATAATTAGTTATTTAAATAGTTATTATTATTTTTATGTAATTTAAAGATTCTAATTATTTGTTTATAATTAAAATATTTATTGTTAATTATTTTTAATAAATCCTCCGCGGCGGTGGCGATAATTAGTTATTTAAATAGTTATTATTATTTTTATGTAATTTAAAGATTCTAATTATATATTTAATATTTGTTTACAATTAAAATATTTATTGTTAATTATTTTTAATAAATCCACCGAGGCGGCGATAATTAGTTATTTAAATAGTTATTATTATTTTTATGTAATTTAAAGATTCTAATTATTATTTATTCTTGTTTTCAGAGAAATTAAACTGCGTTCCAAAATATTTTAATTTATGGTTTAAAAAATAATTTATAATTTTTCTGAAATTTTTATAATTTATCTGAAAATAACAATAAATAATATTTTAGATTTATAAATAAACGAAGTTTTTAAATTATTTTATTTTAATAAAAAATATTTTAGATTTATAAATACTTTATAAACTTTGTTTATATTAAATAATATTTTAGATTTATTAATAGACATATTTATTATTATAACTTTATTAAAAATTAAAAATTTATTGCTATTTTCTGGAAACTTAAAATAACTAATTATTTCTATATTTAAAAAACTTAAAAATATTATAATCTCTCTAAAAATAGAAATATTTATTTATAAAACTAAAATATTTTTTTATAAAATTAAAATGCATAATATTTATAAATCTACATTTTTTAGAAAATTAAATGAATTTCTAAAATTATTTATAAATCTAAAATAGTTTTTTATAGGTTTACATCATAATATTAGTTGAATAACAAAAGGAACAGACAATTTAAAAAAGAAACATAATTAGATCTTATATAGTTATTAGAATACATATATAAATACAATATTTAATCACGATTCTACATTATTTTATCAATATAGTATGCCAAAAATAAGATACTAAAAATTGAATTTAAAATAATATTTAATAAATAATCTCTTAAAAAAAAATTATATTTTTTTATTAACATTATATATAAATATTGAAAATTTAATTATTAAATATGTTTATTATAACTTTATTAAAAATTATAAATTAATAATTTAATCAATTAAAATATTATTATTGCTATTTTCAGAAGTATCTATAATTTTTAAAATAAATAATTAATATTATTATATTTTATATAAGATACTACATAAATACACACAGTTCCACAAGTGTATAGTGTAATATAATATTTAATAAACGAAGTTCCCAATTTTTCTAAAATATTTTATAATTTATCTGAATTTTTTTATAATTTCTCTGAAAATACCAATAATATAATTTTATCAATTTATTATTTGAACATAATTATTATCATCTATTAAGATTAGTGTTTATTATAACCTTATAGAAACTAATAATAATAGTTCCTATAAATAAATCACGCTATATGTTTATTATTATAATTTATAATTAGTGCCTTTTATTTAATTATTAAATTATGATGTTATTTATTATACATTTACAGGAACGTTGTTTATTACACAAATTATTAGTTTTAATAATAACTTTAACTATTTAAATTATTATTAAAATCAATAATTTAAAATAATAGACCTTCATTAATCTGAGTTATTTAAATTATTAGTTTTTAATTTATAATAAAGTGATAATAAATATAAGATAATAATTAGGTTTATACATTAAAAAATAATAATATTATTAAGCCGGAAATTAATTTTAGATTTTTATTTATAATTTTATAATTTATCTAAAAATATTAATAAATAATGAGATTTTATTAATTATTATTATTATGTTAATTATTTTAGATATTATAATAATATTATTATTAAGAGCATGTTTAGTATAGTATGATATAATTAGTGTTTATTATAACCTATTGAAAATAAAAAAAGTTTCAACTATTAATAAATTATGTTTTCTATATATGTTTATTATAATATGTTAGTGTCATCTTATTTAATTATTACATTATTTTTTTTGTTTATTATTAATCTTAATTATTAAAAAATAAATAATATTAATAAAGATTATACAAATTATTAGTTTTAATAATATAATTATTTAAATTATTTTTAATAATAACAATAATTAAAATATAATAAATATGTTCAAAAATTAAAATTATAATTATTTATTATACAAATTGTAAAGATCTAATATTTTCTATACTAATTTTATAATAAACCTATTTTTTGTTTTATTAGTAATTTATTTTATATGTCCTTATAATTATATTACTTAATGCTTGAGAAGTTCCTGTACCTACACATATTATATAATTACCATTACCAGAAATAGCTAAAGTATTTAAATTATTATTATAAGTAGTATAACTATCAAAAGCTGCCGCAATTAAGTTCCATGTAGAATTATAATATGCAAAAAGTTGTCCTTTTACTGGGATAGATGCTGTTTTACTAACTAGTATCATATTATTATAAGATGAACAATTAGTTTGCCAATTATAAGTGTCAATACTAGCTAAAGTAGAACTACTTATAAAAATCCAATCTATATTATTATAAAATAAAGTTCCAAACCAATTAGAGGATATAGAACAGATTATTATAGTATATCCATCACCAGATAAACGTCCAAACCGTGGATATTGCAATGAAGGATAATTATATTGTGTAATAAGTGATCCTAGTCGTTCCCATTGTAATGATACCGGATTATATTGACTAACTAAAGTATAATTTTGTATATTTGTATTTGCATTTAATGCTGAAAATGAATTTATTAATCCAGTATTAGATGCAGACCATTGTTTTGGATCGTCAAATGATAAATAATTAATATTATTACCTAATTGGGTCCACTGATTTGCATTATACTTAAATACTTGCAATGCACAAGGAACCCCTGTAGGATTATCTGCATGATACCCTGTAGTTACTATATTAGTATCTTGAGATATAGAAATATAATATCCCATTCTACTACCTATGCTTGTATTACCATATATAGTTTGTCCTTTTATTATCCAGTTTGAACCATTATACGAATAAACTTCCAGTTTTCCTTGACAATTTGAACCTGGCCCGGTACCTTTATAACCAGGTGTCGAAATTACTACAGTTAAACCATCATATGATAAGGAACACATACCTATACTTGCGTCAGTTCCAAATAGACTCATATTTATAGGATTACCTAATTGAGTCCATATATTATTTTGTATTTGATATACTGAAACAGAAGCATAAATTACTGTACTAATTGCTAGTCTTGAACACACAGCAACAATAGAGCCATCATAAGAAATTCCTACTGTATTTATATAATTAAAAGTATATCCTGATGGAAGATTGGGATTAAAAGTATTAGCAAATGTACTAATATTTTTAATATTTATTGGAAGACCTTTCGAAGGTAATGTTGGAACTATTAAATTTCTACTATTATAACCGATTAATCCTCCTGGATCAGTTGCTATATAAGATACTAAATAAGAACCTGACGTTAATCCAGTTGTATTTGTTATTGTAGTTGTTCCTGAAACTAAAATATTATTAGTTATAATATTAGTTGTTCCTGAACCAATACTATATATATAACCATATAATTTATTAAATACTATACTCGTAACAGTTATCCCTAAATCAGTATATACAGAACCATAATTTAATGTTACAGTAGAACTACCATTAATATTAATTGTAGGAGAAACATTATAATAGCAAATTGTTACAACACCACTATTATTATATAAACCACCTATTGGAATACCATTCTGTTGCGCTGTTGAATTTAAATTATAATTTTTTAAAGGTGCCGTTAATAGCCCCTTTATATTTATATTACTTAATAAAGTAATATTACTATTTATAATTGTTGATCCTGAAATATTTAATGATGAATTAATAGATGTATTATTATTTATAACTGTCGCCCCTGAACTCGATAATTGTGTTCTTACTGATACTGATTGTTTTAATATAGTTGTTCCTAATATAGATAATGAAGAAACATAAACAGTATTATTTATTAAAATATTATTACCAGATACATTTAACTGTGATAATATAGTAGTATTACCATTAATAATACTATTATTTGAAATATTTAAAAATGGTAATATTGTTATTTTGTTATTAATTATATTATTATTAGAAATAAATAGATGACTTCCAACAGTAATTGCATTTAATATAATAGTATTTCCAAATATATTTAACGTATTCATTATGGAAATATCACCTTTAATTATTGTGTTTCCAGATATATTTAATGAATTATTTAATGTAATATTACTATATAATAGACAATTACCAGAAAAATTTAAACTATTTGTTTGTAAATTACTTTTAATTATACTATTATTAGAAACCAATAAAGATGAATTTATAGTAACAATATTATTTAATATTGATGATCCAGATATATTTAAATTATTATTTATATTTTGTATAGCTATATATCCTGCATTTGTTCTAGGTGCTTTAATTGAATATATTGAAGCGTCTGAACTAGTTTTAATATATCCAAATCCTGATGTTCCTAATAGTTGAATTCCACTATTAATACCAGTATCTGCTCCTGACATAATAGGAGAATTAATATTTAAAGTAATAATTTTATCATACATTTGTATATTAGTTATTCCTATATAAGTAGATGTTCCATTAATATATATTTTAGATTTCTGATTACCAATAATAATTATATATCCATTAATAGATAATGAATTATTTATTGATTGGAATAAATTAGATACTACTGAACTATTTATATTTGTAATACCACTAACATTTAAACTATTATTTATACTTATTGAACCTTGTATATTTGAACTACCAGAACATTTTAAATCACCGTATATAGCATTATTTGAAATATTTAAAATAGAATTAATAGTTAAATTATTATTTATTGTTGTTTTTCCAGATAAATTTAACGAATTAAATATTGAAAAATTAGAATTTGATAAAATATTATTATAAATATTTATATTTGAGTTTCCTGTTAATGTATTTAATATTGTAGAATTAGATACAAATAAAGATGAATTAACTGTAACACTTCCTAAAAATGTTGAATTACCAGATACATCTGTTTGTAATCCAGATAATCCCAATAATGATTTATATTGTTGTCTTAATAAAATATCTATTAAGGCCATAATAATATTATTATATAATAGAAAAGAAAAATAAATAGTCTTAATTATTATATTAGTCGTATTTATTTATATTATTATTGAAAATAATAATATAAATAAATTGTGATTTCTATATATGTATATTATAATTTATCTCCATATTTAATTATTATATTATTAATTTATGGGAACTTCATTAACTTCGTTTATTATAACTTTATTAAAAATTAAAAACTAATAATTTTAATTATTTAAATTATTAGTTTTTAATTTTTAATAAAGTTATAATATATTTTGTTTATTTATTTTTAATTTTTAATTTTTAAATAACTGATAATAAATATATTTATTCTAATATTTATTTTATGTATTTAAAAAATTAATTTACAAATGAAAATAGACACAAATATAATAATAAATAATTAGATCTAAATATTTTTATAATTGAACATTTATTCATTAATATTTATTATTTGTTTTTAATTAAAATATTTAACTTAATTATTAATCTTCCATGGCGGCGATAAGTAGTACTATTAATAGTTATTATTATTTTTATGTAATTTAAAGTTTCCAATTATTATTTGTATTCAATTAAAATATTAGTTATTATTGATGAATCACGTGGCGCGGCAATAATTAGTTCTATTAATAGTTATTATTTTAATTAATATTAATAATGTGTTTTCAATTAAAATATTTAACTTAGTTATTTTTGATGAATTCACCGCAGCAACAATAATTAGTTTAATTACTAGTTGATATTATTTTTATGTAATTTAAAGCTTCTAATTATTATTTGTATACAATTAAAATAATTTATTTAGTTATTTTTGATGAATCCATCATGGTGTGCGCGAAAGTAGTTATGTTAATAGTTATTATTATTTTTATGTAATTTAAAACTTCCAATTATTATTTTAATTATTGCTATTATCAGAGAATAAAATATTTTTGTTAGGGATGATTTAGTAAAATAAAAATATAAACTTACTGTAATTAAAATATTTTTATTAGGGATGGTTTTAAATAATAGACATGTTTATTATATTTTGTTCATTTACTGTTTATTATCAGTTTATTTAATAATTAAAAATTAATAATTTAAATAATTGTGATTCCTATTATTTTTTTTAACTTGGGATAAAATTTGGAACTTTGTTTATTTAAAAATAAAAAATTGATAAATCAATTTTTTATTTTTTTATTATTATTTTACTAAACCACCGAAGTTAAAAAAAATAAAAATAAATAAAAAATATATAGCAAAGCTATATATTTTTTATTTATTTTTATTTTTTTTAACTTGGGATAAAATGTATATTTAAAAATAAAAAAATAAAAAATTGATTTATCAATTTTTTATTTTTTTATTTTTAAATATACATTTTACCGTAGCCATTTTGGCTCAAGTTTTAGGCTTTGTGTGAAACATATATTTAACAGTTTTTTCATATTTAGTTAAATTTTAAATGTCAACAATGCCGAATACACCACACTATCCTGAAGTATTAGAAGCCTTACGTTATATTGATATAAATATATTAAATATGTTCACACATGAAAACTTTTGTACAGTTAATATTTCTTCTGTTAGTAAAAAAAATATTAGTAAACAAATTTTAGATGTAATATACAATAAAATAAAAGATACACCAAATGTAACATATATATTACTATTAAAAAATAATATATCTGATACATTACAAAATGAAAAATATACAGGACTATCTATTAAATTAAAATGGAATTTCATATATGGTCATATAGATTTAGATGATGATTTTATACCATATTATTATTTACAAGATCATGATAACTTAATATATTATTTTCTTCTAATAGAATATTATAACAACCGGCTAATAGCTAACACACCTATAAATATATATATAAATATAGTTCCTTACGAGGATTCAAGAAAATTATTACAATTTAATAATTATTTAAGATTAAATTTTTCTCCTAAAATATATCAGTATGAGTATAATAATCATACAATTACAGATAGTAACATTTTGATAGCAATAGTTAAAAATAACTATATTGCATTAAATGATGCATCTGAAGAATTAAAAAATGATCTAAGAGTATTATATATAGCATTGAAACATGATCATAGAGCTTTAATATATGTTCCTGAAAACTTTAAAAAATGTGAAAAATTTATGTGTAAAGCAATTAAAATAAATTATAAAGTATATGAGTATATACATGAATCATTATTACATAATAGATCTATATTAAAAGAAGTTATAAATCAATATTATAAATGTTTCCCTATGGATTATAAATTTTACTGGTCTACACAAATGAAAGAACGTATAAGAGAACAATTTATTATGAAGATAATAAAAGATTTTGGTCATGCACTTGAATATGTAAGTAATGAAGATAAAAAAGATCCTGATTTAGTAAAATTAGCAGTTCAAAATGATGGAACTTCATTACAATTTGCGAGTAGTGAATGCAAATCAACAGATGATATAGTATTAGCTGCAGTTAAACAAAATGGTATGTCATTACAATTTGCATATAGTAATTGCAGATCAAATTATCATATAGCATTAGCGGCAGTTACAGAGAATGGTATGGCATTACAGTATACAAAATTAACAAATTATGAATTAATAGCTACAGCAGTTAAACAAAATGGTATAGCATTACAATTTGTACCAAAAACAGTACAACATTATGACAATATTGTAGCTATAGCAATTGAACAAAATAAAAATGCAGAAAAATATATTAAAATAACTAAACAAACAAAAATAAAAAATAAAGAAATAAAAAAGTTAAATATTGATTTTCAGTTTAATTATTAAATAATTATTATTATTTTATCAAAAATTAATAAATTTATTTTTATTTTATAAAAAAATTTTGAATACATTTTAATTTATTTAAAATTGAAAATAAAATATTAATAAAAAGTATTTTATTTTTTATTTATTAATATTTTTTGGAAACTTTGTTATTTCCTTTATTATATAAATTATTTATTATTAATTTTTGGGAACTTTGTTATTTTCTTTATTATATAAATTATTAGTTTTAATACTTAATTATTTATTGTTATTTTTAGAGAAATTAAACTGCATTCCAAAAATTTAAAAAAAAATAAACTACATAGTTTATTTTTTTTTTTTTTTTATTTTTTTAATTTTTTTGTT